TCCTCCTTAATCACTCTCATTCACTCTTTACTCAATCTCTTTTGATCTCATTCAATCTCCTTTGAACTATCTGGAAATTCCAGATAGTTCGCCCTCGTTTTTCTTTCAAGGGTAATACTTACTCTCTTTCAATGTCTATGGCTAAAGCCATTTTTCTCTTTTTTTCTTCTTTTAAGTATGTAATTGTTAATAACTTTTATATTTATTAACATTATTCATATTTACTTATAAACATTTATTGGTATGTTTGTACCATAAATAAAAGAAATAAATAAGTATATTTGTTAATATTAATTGAGCAATTATGAGCAATAGTAAACAACCGAGAATGATCCAAGTTAGTTATCTTGGAACTGCAAACAAAGATGTTAGCAACATGGCTGAACATGACTACTGGGGTTTTGTTCTGGCAATCAAAAGAATTTGTCAACAAAGAGATTTGGACATTTACAACTATGCACATTTTTCTTGTGCGGTAGAGATACTTAAACATCAAGTATCTTGGAATTAATCCACCTTTTAATATAAAAATTTATTTTATGATATTGATACTTATTTTTTGGTATTCAATTGCGATTGGATCATTTTATTTAGCATCATCACGCATAGATCAATATGAAGTTACTGCTGGGATTGTCGCTGGATGCCTCAATCTTTTAATTGCGATAATAGAAACAATTAGAACCTTTAATAATTAATTATGTACGGAATTATTGAATACGATCCAGATGGAAAACCCATTTGTGAAATTTGTGGAAAAAGTTTTAACCGAGTAATTTCCCATGTACGACAGAAACATGAAATGTCTGAAAAGGATTATAAAATTCAATTTGGATTTGATCTGGGGAGAGGGATTTGTAGTTTAGAAAGTGCTGAAAAAAGCAGAATAAAAGCATTAGAAAACTATGATCTTGTAATTGGGAAGAATCTTATTGCCAATGGTGAGAAATCGAGATTTAAAAAAGGAGGTCAAGGAAGAACCAGAGATAAACTTTCGGAGCAAACAAGATTAGTTTTGACTTCAAGGTTTTCATCTCCAGAGTTCCAAGCACATCGAAAAGAGATTGGAAAAAATTTAGGCTTATCTGGTGCTGGTAATAAAACCAGATGGAGCAATAAAGCAAACAATTTAAATTCTTAATCATGAATATTGAATTTATAAAAAATGAGGATTTTAAAGGTAGTATTCATTTTGAAGCACCGCCATTCAATGCTGGATATACATTATGTGGGTTAACTTTAGATCAAGATGATAGAACTTGTGGAGATTATAGATTAACTCACAAAAAAGTGAATTGTGAAATATGCAAAGGCATAGTAGATTATTGTATTACGCTAAAAAAATAAAAGTATGACAACAAAAGACACATTATCAATTTATCACATTGCTTTCTACCCAGATAAGGATGCTGAAATTCTACATTGCATCAACATTGAGGCAGTCAATATGATGGTTGCTATCAAGAAATTCTATATGAAATTTCCAAATATTGAACCATTGTATTGTCACCATAAAAAATCTCATAAATGATGGAAATAGTAGGATTTGCTCATATTAATTACAATGCAAAAACTTGTAAAGGTGCATTAAACCCAGATGATTTTATTGGTAAAATTTGTGCGGTAATGGAGTTTGCATCGGAGGGCGGTGTGTTGGTTTTAAATCCAGATGGCAATGCTCTGGCTATGTTTGACAAGGAAGATGTCCGTAGAAGTTTCCATTGTGGCTATACAAGTGGTGTAGTTTTGCCTCCCAATTTAAATATGTTTGATCAAATGATTTACATTCAAAGGGCAATAAATAGAAAAGGTGGATACCCACCTATTGTAAGACAAATGGTGATTGGTGCAAGTCTTGGTAAAGGGGAGTTCTGTGATAATTTTTTATGGCAAAAACAATAAGGTGATGGATAATTCTGGTAAAGAAAAATGGATTGAACTTGCAAGAAAATTAAAGGAATTATCAATCAAAGGCGTTGATGGTGAAAAGATAAATGCCCAAGATAAATTGCTTTTAATTATGCGTAAGTATGGGATCACCGAGCAAGACATCTCTGGTAATGAAAGAAAAGATTTTGAATTTAATATTCACAAAGAAGTTCCTAACAAATTTATAAGCCAAATATTAAGTAGTGTTGTTGGTAAAAGAGTAAAATATGGTTGTGAATTTGGTCAATTCAAATATGTAAAAAAACCTAATCATATAAGTTATTTTATTGAAAATATTGAACCCCATTTGTTTTCTGAATTTATGGTTAAACTTGATTTGTTCTGGAAGCATTACAAATCTGAACTGGAGATTTTTTATGAGGCTTTTGTTCAAAAAAATAAACTTTATTCAAAACCTACTGATGATAAGGATGATCAAGATGAAAAACCTTTAACCAAAGAAGAAAAAGAAAAGATTTGGAAAATGCTTAACATGATGGAGGGAATCAGTAGCGTTACTCATCATAAACAAATTGATAAATAATGGTAGGAACATTGTGTTTAACACCCCAGAAAGAATGGGTAGTAGTTTATGAATTTGGCGAAGATCAAGTCAAAATTCTAAAAGTAAATAATGCTTCGGTTGATCAACTTAATAAGGATGGAGTTGATGGAAGCAAAGTTGAATTTGAAATAGTTGGTATGTCATGGGTAAGAGCATTTAATGGAACAATCCCATCTGCTAAAATTTTGTTTAAATAAATAATCGTAGTATGTACAACAAGTTAAAAAGAACATGGTCAAATGGTTATGCTAACTATATGCCCAACTTTAAAAAAGTATTTCCAGAATTATCTAAAATAGATAGCGAAGAACTTTGCGATAGATTTCAAGAGTTAAAAATGGATTTTTATTATGAAGAAAAAACGCCAGTTCCTTTTTGGATCAGATTAACTTTACCTCTGGCAATTATTCTTATGATCCTAATGCTGGTTTTCTTACCAGTTCATTTTATGTTTACTGGTGAATGGAGTTATTCATTAGGGGGAAAGAACTTACTACTTAATTGGTTTAAGTCTTTACGATTACAATAATTTAAAGAAACTATGAAAGAGGAAATTATTGAAATAATCATTTGTATCGTAGTAGCAATTTGTTTTGTGGTATGGTTTGATTATGCCTTGAATGGTTTTAGATGGTAATAACAATTAAAGTAGAAATATGAAAAGATTTTTTTTAAACATGGTTTGGTATTTTAGGTATCGTTTCCTTAGAAAGAAGACCAAATTAACACCCAGAGAAGAACCCAAAAATGATTGGACATTTTTAGATTATGACTTGTCTGATCCAGTAGAGTTAAAAAAGTTGGCTCATACTTCAATTGCTCTGAATGTAATGCGTAAATATTTTCTGGATAAAGGTAAATTTACCAGCAATCATCTTTACTTTTTTATCAAATTGGATGGCTATTCATTAACACGAAAACAAGTTTGGAGAGTAATTTACAAACTACATAAGATACATCTTATTAACAAGGTTGTTCTTTGCAGTTCTGATCCAAAATCAGCACCTTATTATAAAATCAGCAATAAACTTTTAATGGAATGGAGAACAGAGAATTAGATTTATTTTGCGATGAAATAATGGGTTTGATCAAAACTAATAAAGCATCCAGAGTACAAGTTCGCAAACTTGCAAAAAGGTTTGGAACATCGGTACATAAAAGCACTAAAAGAGAACTTATAAATCTTCTGGCTGATGGAATAACCAAAGATCAGACTATTTATGAAGCAGTAGTAACCTTAAACAATAATCAGTATGGATTACACGATGATGAAGCTGAATAGTCAGTTTGGATCACTTACAAAAAACTTCACCATTTCCGACTGGAGAGAATGTCGAGATGCAGAATATTGGAAATCGGATAATATGGTAAATCCTTATGATCGATTAAGTCATAAAATTCGGTGTGTGGAAAATTACTTAATGATAAAAAACAATAGAAATGAAAATAGAAATTGAATTGAATGATTTAACCCATGCTTTTCTTATCGAAATGTCAAAGGAACATAATGTGTCACCAGATGAGATTGTAGATGGTTTAATAGTTGGTTTTGGATTGAGAGAACTTGTGCCAGTAGAAAGTTCCTTAGATCGAATAAAAAGGCATAAAAAAATACCAAGAGCAAAACTTCCTCTTGTGAACAAAAACAAAATTGAAAAATTTACTAAAACAAAAAATCCAGAGTATGATTAACTCTGGATTTTTTTTTTACTGCTTTACCTTTTTACACCAAATCACTTTGTTATAAATAAGTAAGTCATGACACCAGTAGCTACCGATCCGCAGATTATAGCTACATTTTTCTGAAACCTCTCCTTTCTAATCAGTTTCTTTTGTGTATTATTAATTTCTAATTGTCGATCAAGGCTCAATTGTTTTAACTGGATGGCATCATCCTTTAATTTGATCTGATATTGCCTTTCTATAATAATCTTCTCCAGATCAAAAGAATTTGTTTTCCACAATTCAATTTCTTCTTTTTGAAGTTCACATAAAGTATCCAGATAATCCAGATGATTAATTTGCTTTAAAATAAATCTCGCTTGATCAACTGAAAAACAAATTGATGTATCACCATCAGTTAATACCGCCTTTTGCGAATATGCTTTTGAACATATTAACAATGCCCACATACCCAAGAGTATCAATTTTAGCATCTTTTTCAACATAAACTAATCGTATTTCTTGTTTGGATTTCTGAATTTCATCCAGTTGCTTTTTATTGTTCTGGATCAACACCATCAAACTATCAATTTTTCTTTCCGATGCACGATAACTGCTATCTATTTGGTGTTGTTGTTTTTCAACAAATTTTTGCACAAAATCTTCATGCTGATTGTTTTTAATCACATTCACCAAAATTGTTATCAGCAACAAAAAGACAAGAATAATTCCGATGATTACACCTTGTTGTTTAGATGTTACTGGAGTATCCATTATTTATCAACAATTTCTTTGATTGTTACATCTCGGACATACTCGATACCAGTTGATTTTCTGTGGAAAACTTGACAAACAAATTCACGATCTTCATTGATTGCCTTAATTGTAATCCAGATATTCTTGTGATCTGGTTCATTTAATTCCTCTGAAAGATCATCCAGAGTTGTTTGGATTTTTTCGGTAACGATACCTACACTATCCACTAATGAGTTCATCAAACTTCCTAACATACTTATTTATTTAATTGATTTACAACAAAAATAACAATTATCAATGAATAAATCAAAAAACTTTATTCAGTACCAATTGACTGGTATAAATGCTATTCAATGGATCAGCAAAACCCCATTGTGCAACCACATCCAAAGTATTCAGAATTTCAGTATCAAAAGTAGTTGTATCCAAATTTAGAAAAGAAACACCCTCATAAGTTGTTGAGGCATTTTTTTGATAAAAAAACTGCCCATTTGTAAGCAAACTTGCCACACCTAAACCGCCAATATTCCTAATTGTAAAATCTGCGGATAATTCCCAAATTCTTGCAGTAGTTGTTGCCAATTGAATTACACCAGTTGTTCCGATGTCAATTCCATTAGCATGAAGTTTTATGGTCAATGTTTGGTTGTTTTTTGAATTTAAAACACCACATATTTTGAGATGAAAAGTATCTCCAATCTTAAAGGTATTTGCTGGAACTGATAAAGTTCCTATTCCAACACCAACTATTGAGGTTTCTGTAATTGTATTTTCAACTGGAGTTCCGTTTTCAATTTGGGTAAACAATCCAAAGTTAGTTGTGGGTATGACAGAACCGCCAATAACACCTCCAGTAAATCCGAAACTCATTTCTTACCAATTAACGCTACAACCCCAGTTGTATTAATTAAATAATCAGAGATCGGTGTTGATCCATAGCCATCAACTAAAACTGGCATACCAATGACTAAAGAAACTGGAGTAGAGGTAATTCCCCCAGCAATCTCTGATCCTTGAATTGTTCCAGTACCAGATTGAAGAACTATGGACAACTTTGTTAATGCGAAGCTGGGATCAATCAAAAGTGATCCAGCAGAAAGTTCGTATGTCCAAATCTTTTGAGAAATCATTTATAAGCAACAATTACACAACCCTCTTCTGCGGTTATTTTTATGTTCCCTAAAGGAGTATTTCCCAAAGACTGAATTACATAAGGAGTATTTAAAGCAATTTCCTCGCTGGATTGATTGCCTTGATCCTCATTACCCAAAACACAATTACCTAACATTTTAAAAATAATCTCTTGTGGCTTTGAACTTAATATTTCTAATCTTAAAATACCCCATGATGGATCGATGGTGATATTGGCTTTTGGTAAAGTAAATATTGATTGATAATTATTACTCATACTTATTTCTTATTAGGTAAATACCACCCCATAATTTGCTTCAATGTCACTTCCCAATCATAGCTAACTGGAATTTTAAAAATGCCATATTTAGCTTTCCATTTCATTTTGGTAACAATCTTGATGTTTTGAGGATGAGCAATTAAAGTTAGATAATTTGTCTTCAATGTTTTTGCCAATTCCTTATAATCCAAATCCATTTTCACAACAATTGAAGACTTTTGACCTCCTTTTAAAAGAGTTGGATTATCATTTCTCAATGTAGTGTAAAAAACACCATTGATCCAGACTTCATATTCTTGTGTAGCAAGGGTTACATCAATGTCTGCCTTGTTTTGATATTCGTAAACGAAATCTGCGGTTACACCAGTTGCCGAAATAGTTACATTTCTTGCACCGATAAAATTCAATGTATAATTAAGGATTTTTTTGACTTGCAAGTACATATATGCCCCAGTCAAGGTAAACGCACCTATCAAACCAGCAATTAAATATTTTCTTTCAACTTTCATAATTAATTTTTATGTTGATCGATTTTCTCCATGATCTTGTTCACAACTTCAATTTTAATAAATCCAGAATAGCTGGCATTTTTTAATGCTGAAATCAGATAAAAAACAATAACTGGCAACATAAATGTTTCAGATAGCCATGATGCGTATGGAAACGCCTTTTCCGTTACCAATGCAGTTGTTAACACTAACATCCAAGTAAACATTGATTTAAACATTTTTAAGGCTTTAAATGTTTTAAAACCCTCTCGCTTCACTCCAGCAATTACACCAAAAAAACCATCCAGCAAAATCACCAAAGTTAAAGCAAGATATTGTTCCCAATAAGGAAACGCTACTTGCATAAAATAAGACATACAAAAACTAATTGTTAGTGTAGGTAACATAATCTTCAATGCTATACTGGTCTTCATACTACCAAACAAATTAAAACAAAACATACCTCAATTTTTAATGATCATGCTTTAAACAAAACTAATGCTTATCCTTATATTTTACATAAAAAAGGATAGCATAACTTAATGCAATACCGCCATAGGCAATAAGGATCAATTTTGACGAATTAATCTTCATTATTTACCTTTATTGCTTGACATTTTTCGATAAACGACAACTCCGATAATTACAACCGCAAGTCCGACACCAACCCAAAGAACAATCTTTTGATTTTTTGTCATACCGCCTTGTGCTTTCTTGTCATCTTCTTTCACATCATCTGATCCAAGAATTTCACCATCTGCTTTTAAATCATCAGAAACGTATGGATTACCATCCTCATCCATTACAACTTTTTCTTCTGGAACAATCACCCCAGCATCAGAAGTTGGAGATTTTTGAACTTCGGTTGTTGTTGGAGATGCTTCGGTTGTTGGAGCAACTGGAATAATGTAACGATCAATCATCTGTTGAGTAACCGCAGATTTTTCCACGCCAAAGGCTTTTGCTACTTCATTTTTGTCAAAAAATTTGCCATCAGTAGTTTTTACAACATCTTCCGCTAACACAACGCTTGTCGTATTATCTGGATATGTTTTTACATACTGGATCGATAAACTTTCATCAGCACCAGATTTTTTTACTGGCTTTAATCTTGTTAAGACATAAACCATAGCAGTTTTGCCATTACGCAACTTGACACGCTTTAGCTTTCTTGCATTTCGCTTTGCTTTTCTCCCTACCTTTCGTAATGCTCTAACTGATTTACGATCAGTTTTAAATTCTTTTTTGGTATTGCCATCAGCATAGGAAAATACTGGAGCAGTTGTTTCTACATCAATCATTTTACTCGATTTATTTAGTTACTTTTTTTTTGCTTTTATTTTTCTGATCACAAGAATTGTTACAACTCCAGCAACCACTACTGCACCGACAATCAGACCAATTTTCAAACCTTTACTCATGCCCTTTTTATCGTCTGCTTTGGCATCTTTACTGCCAGTTGCCAACTCCTCCATCAACTTTTGCTCTGCTGGATCAACCTTGTTTAAGGCTTCGGCAGTCTTATTTTGAGTTTCTGCTTCCTTTTCCTTAATTTTCAATTTACGATCTCTTGCATCTTGTCTGGATTTTTGTCTGGCATCCCTACGATCCCTCATTCCAGCCAATCCAGTTCGGCTTTTCTTTTTCTTTTTTCTCTTTTTACCAGAGGCATTAGAAAATTCGAGCATTATTTCATCGGACATTGCAAATTCATCCTCATTGTTGATGTTTGATCCATCAGCACATGAATAAGGTGAAACATCATGATAAACACCATGATTAAGTTCACTTAATCCATTGGATAACATAAATCTTGTTGCTTGCATATTAGTTGGTATAAATGTATTGATATTTTGCCCAGCCATATCCATCTGAATATTTGTCTGTTTTTACATACAAAAGATTTTCAGCAACATTGTATCTCCAAGAAACTATTTGACCAAGACTTGCATCTTTTGTTGTCAAAATATATTCCCCAGATTGTTTTGGAGATTTTCTGATTTTACAACCATTTCTCGCAAAAGCAATTTTACCCATCAATAGTTTTGAGGCAACTTGATTACCATAATAGCTATCATAAATTTGGTTGTACCAAATAAAAGTAGTGTATGCTTTGCCTCCGCTTTCAAGTCTTTTGCGAATAGCTTTCGCCCATTCTGTAAAGAAAGATGGGTATTTTGTTTTGGCAATATATGTTCGGTCTGATTTTGCACCTCTACCATAATTGACAATAGTTTTAATATCTGCCTCTGGAACTGATCCGCTTTCTCCAGCAGTTGATCCAGAACCAAGATATTCCTTTCCGTACTTGTTCCAAGCAGATGCGGAGTTTTTACCCCACTTACCATCAGCACCAGCATTACCTAAAATTGTTGTATCCTTTTTCTTTTCAAGAACCCATTTTTGAAAATTAGTCAATTCAGTTGCAGACTTAAATGGATTGGCAGAATAAGTTGCAGAACCAGAACCAGCAGAACCAGAACCAGAACCAGAACCAGTTGATACATTTTGAGCATCAATTTTAGCTTGTTCTTCTTGGCGTTTGGCTTCTTCTTCGGCTTTTTTCTTATCTTTTTTGCCTTTGATATATTTATAACCAAAGTATCCGCCAACTGCAAGGATGATTACCCCAGCAATTACTAATACTTTTTTTGATTTCTTTGTTTTTGTCTGTGCCATGTTTTTAATTTTCAGTTACAGAATATGTCCAGTAACCATCATAAGCTGGTTTAAATGTTATTACAACACCAGCATGATAAGTTCCAGCCACAATAGATAAATTGGTTGATTGACCTATTAAATCTACTGGAGGTGTTACCCCATCATCAAACGAGATAAAATTTACAATGTTTGAATTATCGAGTATGATGCAACTAATTTCACAATCCAAATCATTTGCCAAACTTTCAATACTTGGAAGCATAGTAAAAACCTCTCCAGCAGAAGCATCAATTTCTACTATGGTTTTTTTAATGGTATTTCCTTGATTGTCTAAGCAAGTAAATAGGCAAGGCATATTTACCTCTGGAGCAATTGCCCCAGAGGAAACTACCTTAATAAAAGATTGATTTTGTATCGGAATATAGATTGGCATTATCTTAATTCTCTGTTACAGAATAAGACCAGAACCCCTCATAAGCTGGTTTAAAAGTCAAAACTGCACCAATCGTATATGTTGCACCAGCAATGTTTAAATTTGCAGTTTGACCAATAGTATCCCCAGATGGAACACCAGTACCAAGATCGATATTTGATAAAATATTGATCGCACCAGTACCCTCAATAATAACCACATCAATTTCGCAGTTTAAGTCATTTGACAAACTTGCAATACTTGGAAGCATAATGTCAATTTGACCTCCAGAAGCATCAACTTCAAGAATTGTTTTTTTGATTGTATTGCCTTGATTGTCTGTACAAGTCAATAAGGTTGGTGCTTGTAGTGTTGGTGCAATTGCAACACCAAACTGAATAACTGCAAATGCTTGGTTTTGCATTGTAGAATTTGGAACGAAAGCCATGTTTTCTAATTTTTAAATTTTAAAATAATTTCCTAATACTTATTTATTTACGCTTTAACCTCAACGGATTTTGAAGCAGATTTTGTCTTTACAGAAGCAGAAATCATTGCACCAGCTAATGCCCCAACAATGATTGCACCTACCATGTAATATTTGTTTGGCGTTTTCATTACTTTTTTGGCAATGAAAAATCCAGCAACTCCACCAGTTAGAGTTGATAAAGGGTTCGCTTTAATTTTAGCGGTTGTGTCTTGAATAAAAGCCATTTTTCTTTTTTTTTAGTTAAACAAATATATGAATTAAAATTATACTCTGTACTTAATTTTTTTGCGTCTTAAAATTTCGTTGATCTGTTTAGTGTAATCACTATCAAGTTCATCTGCCAAACAAGGAATTAGTGTTCCTCTAAAATCTGGAACAAAATATGTTCGGCTTTCAATTGTTCGAGTTCCAAACGCTTTTTGAATTGCAAGGAAATCTGCATCATTATAAATATTACGGAAAACCGAAATAATCTCATTTTCGTAAGTTCCTTTTCCATTCATTGAAGCAAAAAGTTTGTTTGCAAATGCAGATGCTTGTGCATTGCTTATTTTTTGTTTCGTTGCTGGGTTCTGGTTAAGAACTTGAAGTTCATTTGAACTTGCTTGGATTTCATTACGATTGGATTTATCATATTTAGCTTGTTTACCAGCTTTGATGACTTTGTAAACAATATATGTTGCCAGAGCAACCGATCCTAATTGAACAACAAGTCTTATTCTTGGATCAAGATTTGTATAAACTTCTCTTGCTTTTTCCCATTTACTTTGTGCCATCTGATTTTTAAAATTTTAAATTTATATAAAGATATTTATTTCAGTTAACGCCACCAACAATCCGACACGATTAGTAACAATGTAGTCTGAACCATTTAGCCTATAATTTATTGTAAATCCAGTTGGAATAACATTACTGATCATTTCACCATTTACCGCACCAGCAACATTTGTTGTGCTAAAAGTTGTCGAACCATTATCATTAAAAAATGTGTACGGAGCATCTTCGGTAGTATTTAATACTTTTTTTATGGTTAAGCCATTTGCGTTTGACAATGTAAAAATACCACCCCAACTTCTTAATTCAGTTGGTATAATCAATGTTTGACTTGGCAAATCATATATTGCTGGATCAGAGCAATCGATTGTACAATTAATTGTTGCTAATCCATTTAAATAAACTCCACCAGTATAACTTTGAGGCATCACATAACCAATTGATCCATAAATAAATTGTTTAGCTTGAATACCAATCATTGTTTTATTGGTCATGTCCTCAATGGTAATTTGACTTGATCCGAAAAATTCACATCTCGCAATAGTTCCAGTAAATTTATTAATGATAATTTGTATTTGAACCATTGTATTCGCAAAAAATTCACCAATAAATGTTGATATTTGAATATCACAATTACTAAAAGTATTCCCAGTTCCTTTTACTCCAGATGCCCCAAAGTTTGCATCCAAACTTGCCATACCAAAACTTGTTTTGCCAGTAATGGTGTTATAATTAAGCAATCCAGATGCAGTTATTGATGTTATAGTTAAAGTTGAAAACTGATTAATGTTATTATATTGAATAATACCATCATTTGTTCCAATATTAATCTGACTATTTTCCACATTATTATCTGTTTCTGATCCAGATGATGTAGTCATTACCCAATTTGAATAAATCAAATTGTTACGACTAAAAATCGAATGTGTTTTTTCAAAACCAATAGATGATCCAATTGTTGAATTACTGGAAACAATGCATCCTTTTAGTGTTAATGCAATTGATGAATTTACAAAATTGTTTAGTTCAAGTTTGCAATTTTCAAGAAATGAAACCCCTTGACAAAAACTGAAATTGTTTTGCATTATTTGGAGTTCTGGATGACCATTTCTCCAATCCAAAGGTCTTATTGTTCCAGTAAAATTATTGGATGAGCAAGTCTTAACATTTGCTAATGTTGTCCAATACAACTCGGTGTGGAGCAAAGTATTATTTTGAACATCTGATGCAATAATTGTATTACAGAAATTCCAATAAGAATTATTCAAAACTTTATTGCTAAACACCTTTCCATTTCCAAATGGAAATCTATCGAAAGAAGTTAATCCTACAATATCGTAATGCTCTACTTCATTGTTGAATTTATCTTTTCTAAACCAAATTCTGTTTTTAAATCCATAAATGATTTGATCATAAACAACAATGTATCCATTTTTTGATGAGTATGGTAATTCAGACCAATTAGTTGGATCAGAAGATGGATCAATTATCGTGTTCACACCAGTATTATTGACATAATGTAAATTATTCCAAATACAAACATTTCCTATGACTGGTGTAAGAGAATTTGTCCAAATACCCAATTGTCCAGCATAGCCAGAAACTCCAGAATAATCACCTTGTTGTTCATAATCTGCATCAAAAAATTCTCCAATTCCAAAGTTGCTCAAACCATTACTTGATATGGCTGGAACATACACATTAAACTTATGGTTAAAATAGCCATAAAATGCATCTTGAATGTTGTACCATTGATTTGGTATTAATTCATTATTTGAAATCAAAATACTAATATCCGCCAAAGAACCAGAAATGAACGCATTTTTTATTGTTACTGCCGATCCAACTGCGGATGCTTCAATACCCAAAAAATTCATTGAGGTGGCAGATGCAACCAAAGGTATTGATTGATTTAAAACTGCCAAACCACCTCCAGAACCAGATGTCAAAACTGCTAAATAAGATTTGTCTTGTGCAATACGAATAATTGCATTTGCATTATCCGAACTAATAACCAAAGTTGGTTGACCATTTATGGTATAACCAGTTGGTGCGGTAATGGTGATATTGTTGGTAGATGCAGAACCATTATCTTGAACATACAACTTATAAGTTGTGTTCCATGCTCCAGATGGAATGTCTGCAAGTAAAAGATTAACCGCACCCAATGATGTATCACAAACGATAATTACATCATTTGGAAATACTACATTTGCCAGACCACTAATGGTTCTGGAAACATTTGCATAAAATGTGCTATTCAACTCCATTACAATATACCTTTATTTCTTGCTTCCTCCCAAAATACTTTTTTTAGTTGGATTTGTTTATAGTAAAAGCCAAAAATTACCGAATTTCCAGCAAGAACTTTATACTTCATTGTGTCCATCCCATCTGGAATGAACACTCTGTTTAAAGTTTCTTCAATGTTCCAGTACAAAATATCTTTTTGTTGCTGATCAATGTCAATGTTTAATGCATTTTGGATCGGCATGATTTTTTGAAAGCTGGAAATATTTTTGTTGCGGAAAATCATTGGCTGATTTATCTGTGCTTGTTTTTGAACTCCAGATACGACAAATTTTGCATTTGGAATAATTGTTGGGTTTGCCAACAAATTAAACAAAAGATCAGAGTAAGAAACATCCGTATTTCCGTTAACCAAAATTTGATTATTCAAGTTCTGGCTTGTTGAGTAAAGAAAATCTAAAGGCGAAGATGGGTTGAATAATTCAATGTCTAAATCATTCGGAGTTGTATTGTTAAAAATCAATACTAACTCACTTAATTTTTCACCTTTATAGTATCCAATATTCTTTTGAGCATTGTTTTTATCATCTTGTGTCAAGATAAAACTATTTACCCCAGTAATCATTACTTCTCGATTATCTGGAAGTCTGATCTGTGTATTTGTCGTTTTACCCTTTTGATTTTTAAACTTAATGACCTCATTAGGATTAGCAACTATCCGCTTTGTTTTTTGTGTCGGATGTTGCAATCTTTTTTTTTTCGGAACTATCTTCGCTTTTGTGGTTTTTCTGGTGATCTTTTTGAGTTTTTCTTTCTTGGTTTTTCCAGAGATATTACTGAAATCAATCTCTGTTATTTCCATTAAATCATCATCATTTTCGGCTTCACCATCGAAATCGTCAAGGTTATCTTCTCCCATAGAAAAAAGATTGTCGTAATCTTCATTACCCCAATCATCAATATGTTCACCCCAATTTCTCATATAGTGCGAATTTTTGCAAATTCTTCGTTTTCAAATCTTTTAATGTAATCCATGATTTTTCTCATGCGATCCATATTTCCTCTTGTCTGTGCTTTTAAAAACACATTCGCAAACACATAAATAGCATCGACTTTGGAATAGCCTAATCCCAAGTAAATATACAAGGCATTTAAGTCTGCTCCAACTTCGTTTTCAATTGCCAAATCCATTTTTGGATTTCTATACACATGAGAGAACTCATGAAGCAAAATACACATACGCATAGCAATTGTGTAACGATCCATGTGTGCCTTTGAAACTTCAATTGTTCCAGTTGTATGTCCAATTCTGGCTGGAGTTGTTGACACCTTACCATCTTGCGTTATGTATGGGAAGTATTTAATTTTAAAATACTTGTCACCATTCGTAAAATAACGCCCTCTTGGAGATGCTTGTTCATATCCGCATTGTGCAGTAAACTGCTGGGCAAATTTAACGAACTTTTTTGTTTCAGCATCGGTAGTGATTGCATAAGTTTTAAGGGTTCTTTCCTTAATGTTTACTATGTAATCAACTTTATTATCAATTGGAGTTACAACTATTCTCATCTCTTGCGGAGATGTAGGAAACGAAAGATAGATAGTTCTAAAACCAGAAACCTCAATAGTACGATCTGCATACTTTGAGTTCTTCTTAAAATCAGAAGCAATTACTCTAAAACGGCATTTACCCTCGCATTTGATAGAAACATCAAGCGACATGGCTCTGCCATTCGTTTCCCATTTTTGTTCCATGATATTAAGCTGATTTTTTAGTACGGAAACCGAAGTACCATACTGCTACACCTACAACCGCAACACCACCAACAATTAACCCCCATTTTAAAGCTGGGTTCATTGGTGTTTTGTCTTTACCAGATTTATCATCTGATCCACTACCATCACCAGAATAAGTATCTGCTGATCCCATTGGATTTTTGTTGCCTAAGAATAAATTTTCAACACCAGCAAGAATACCAGTTTCTTTACCTTTTGTGTAAATTTTTCTTGTTTGATCCAATGCCTTTTGGCGGTTGGCTTTTTTCTGTTCTGGAGTTTTGCCTCCAGCATTAGAATATACTGGTTTTTTTGTTTCTATTGTAATCATTGTTTCGGAACTGGTTTGTTAATAACAACTTTCTTTGAACTCTCATGACGATACACTAAGTATGCTCCTAAAATAGCACCACCGATTGCACCATACATTTTGTTCTTATTGTCTTCGGAGGTAATGTATCCTTTTTTCTCTGCAAAATGAACTGCAATAAAACCAATTAACCCTCCAATCAATAATGCATCCATGTATTTTACTTTTGGATTACTACTTTGAAGTGGTGCTGGTTGAACTGGAGTTTTCTTTTGATCCATGTCTGATCCAGAAAATTTTGAAGTCACATCCTTGCCTTGAATTTCTTTAACTGCATCAATTGGAATAACACACATACGACCAACCAAAATAAACGCTGGTTGATTGTTAGAATGTTTTAACTCACCTTGAATAAGTTGACCTTTGCGAAATCTTTTCATTCGCATCTGGGTTTGCTTATGAGCAGTTCCTCCAGTTGCAACTACTGGACAATTTATATCTCTTGTTAAAATATAAGTCTTTTTCATCCTTGTTTATTTTTTTGATCCATTAAGCCATTTGGAAATCAATTGTTTTGTTTCCATTAACTCGGAAACCGACATTTCTTTTTCCTTTTTTGAAGCCAGTTCAATCAATTTTTCTGCCTCTGATTTGGTTAAGTTTTTTAACCACTTCATTTTTACTTCGGCTTCTTTTTCTGGAGTAACTTTCAGAAACATATCCCATCCAGTTTTCAATGACTTATCTTTAAAAGCATCGAATTGTGCCTCTGTTGATCTTTTTTTAATTACTGCAAAGTAGTAAACACCACCAGCAATCAAAAGAGCAACCCCAGTAATTACTAAAATATTTTTTGTTTTCATTAATCAATAATTTTAATTTCAACCCTTTTACTTTTCTGGGTTTGATAAGTTTTATAAACTGCATAAAGCAATCCAGCAACCGCAATAAAAGATAAAACCTTTCTCATTTTCTTTTTCTTACAAAATAGATAGTAGTTCCTATGGCTATTAAACCAAACAAGATACTGCCTCCAATGATTATCATTCTGGTAGTTTTAGATTTGGCTTCGGCTTTTTGCTTTTCTGCTTCTGCTTTGGCTTGTTTTTGAGCAATAACTGATTTCAAAAGTTCTTGTTTTGCATCCGCTTTTTTCTGGGCAACATTTGTTGCTCCATACTTCTTATTTTGCCTCCCCTCAACAATTTTACCTCCAAGTTTCGCACCCTCACCAACTGCCCCAGCAATTGCACCAACAACGCCTCCAGCATTTGAGAAATCATCATTATTCCAATAATCATGAATAGCATTAAAATTTGCATACACATCATCATTGGAAATATTCCCATCAAAGTTGGATGCATCCTTATCAGCTACCATGTAAGCAGTCAAAACTCTTAACTGATCATTATGAGGTAGTTCATCGACATATTTTTCCGCCAGAACTTCTGGGGCATCGTATTCAGATGCAGAAACATTTGCAGTATCCAGCATATCAACAAAATCAGAATGGTTATGTGCCATAACCTCTCCCATTTTTGCCATTATTCTGTTATGCTTATTTCTTATTTGATACATTTTTGCCAAATTTGGTATATGCGTAAATTCCAATTCCTAAGATGATTGCTATTGAACCATATTTCAAAGTATCCGAATAAAAAAATAATTTACCCTTTCCCTTGAAAAGTTTATCCAATATTTTTGCTCCATCTGGATCAAGAGTATTCCATGCTCCTTTACTGCCTTTTAGCCTTTTAACCCATACCCCATGTTGCTTTTGATATTCAGCATTAGGATTGTATGGGTTGTATAGCGTTTTGTAAACCGAGATCATGGTTTATCCTTTAAGTAATTTGTACTTGCGGACAACATAAATTAATGTTCCACCAACAACTACTCCAATGATCAATGATTTCCAAAAATTATTTGATTTTTCTCCAGTAGCGAAAGACATTGGCTCGAAACCACCATTTGCACCCAAATCAATATCAATATCATGTGCTGGAGAACCCCAGTTAGATACATCAACTGGCTCATCGGTAAAAATTACTCTATCTTGTAAATCATCAGCACCATCAAAACTTGATTTAGCTTTTCCAAAACGATGTTTCCCTTTGGTTGACCACCATTTTTGTGCTTGTGCTTTTGAAATACCTTTTTTCAACAATTTTGATAACAAAACTGGAGGAATAACATTGCCAACTTTCTCAATTCTTTCTTTTCTGGCAATTTTTTTCGCTTTAAGAACTTGGTGTCCAGAAACCGCCTTTCTTCCATCAGCACCAGTAAAGTTTTCAAGTTTACCCTCTAATTGTTGAACACGATCAAATTTGTTATTGATTGCATCGTCAACTTTTGAAACATCACGACCATCAGCCAACATTTTTTTCTTTTGTTGTGCCAAACGCATTAACATTTCATTATTCCATTCGATCTTCATGCAAATCTCTTGAATAATTGGGGGAATACCACTTTCTCCAGTTGCTTCTGAAATAAATCCATCCGCTTCACCATCAAAGTCATAATTACGACCAGAGAAGTTTTCTTCTTCGTCATCCGTTTCTTCGTCATCCGTTTCTTCGTCTGATCCATCATCTTCTGATCCAGTATCTTCGTCTTCGTCTTCCGATGTGTAAGAACCACTATCAGTTCCAGTATCTTCGTCTTCGTCTTCCGATGTGTCTGGAGTAGTTTTTACTTCTTCTTCGTCTTCGTCTGTTTCTGGCTCATTACCTTTACGATTTTCACGATCTTCTCTGCGTTTGTTTCTTCGTGACATTCTGGCATCTTGCTGATCATCACGAATATCTTGTCTTCCAGATTTGCGTTTTTTTCTTCTCGCAATGCGTTCTTCATCACGATCACCTTTCAGCTTTCGTCTTTCAGTACGAACTTCACGCTTGTTAGAAATCTTTTCTAATTTGCGTTTTTTTCTTCTGGCTCTGCCCTTACCTTTGGCATTGGACATTTCCTCTGAACTACCTCCAAGAAACGCATCTTCATAAGATGTAGAAACTCTTGTTTCGGCTGATCCAGATGGCTCTAAATTGATTTCAATAGTATTGTAATCCATTTTATGCGTTTTTGTAAGTAATGTTCTTTTGAGATGTAACCATTGAGGCAACACCATACCCAACTAAGGCAGTAACACCAGCAATAATAAATGCTGATTTATTAGTTTTGCCCATACGCTTTGCAACTGCAAATGCAATTACACCAGAAACACCAGAAACAATTGCATGAGTTCTTGCGTTTCCTTTTACACTTGGCATATCAATTACTCTTGTGTCACCCTCTGCTTTTGAAAACTTCATCATAGGTTCTATATTTTTTTCGTAAACAATAATCCCATCTTTGTCTTTAAAAACTCGATAGGTAAACTCTTTTCCTCTCCTTAACCCTTTTATGTTCATAAATTCACCATCAAGGGTTGTTCCTTTCGGAATTATTTTGTCAGTTTCAACGAAATTACGATGTTCGTCATTGTTGATTAAAACTGGTAAATCTTCTTTTGCAACTACAATCATTGTTTATTGATACTTAATGCGAATATAGTAATTATTCCTAACATTCCCACCAATAAAATACCACTACCAATAGCCATTTCTTTGTTCGATGGCTCTGTTGTAATTGCTGATCCATTAGCGTTGGAATTTCCCTCAAATGAGGAACATCCACAAGCATTGGATTTTTTTGTTCTACCTAAACGATCCTCGCAATCTGGACAACCAATTTGGTTACATCTACACCCAATAGCTTGGCTTGTTGAAAATTTTTCATCCAAAATTGTTTCTTCTTTGATCGGTTCTGGCTTGATATATTTTGTGATAAAATCTTTGTGCGGATGGATTTCCGCAAGTTCTTTTTCAAGTGCCAGTTTATCTGGAGTATCGTAATAAAGTTTAGTCAACTTGTACTCCAAATCCTCATGATTGATTGCATCTGGCTGATCATATTTCTTCAACAATTTTCTTGCATCAGAAGTTGATCCATTAGCAATTACCCCAAGTAAGGTAATACGCTTCTTTTTTTCATCTGTTCTCTCTGGCTTTCTTGTCTTCATGATTTGAATTTAATAAAAAAAAGGCAAAGGCTACTGCCTCTGCCTTTCTTATTATGTGCGAGATAGAATTAACGCTTCACAACTCCACCAACCTTTTGGTTAGTGTTGATGATAACTGGTGCTACATTCTTACCAGAAAGGCGAGGTGCAACCGCTTTGTTAAGCGAAGTACCTCCATTCAATACTGCTTTCGCAGAAAGAACGCTGATAGGGAACATAGACAATACCAAATCCGTTACTGGCAATAATGGGAATGTAATTTGTGTGTTACCATCAATAGTAACCACTTTATTTACATCCAAAATGTCATTTTGGAACTGGTATGCATCACGCATGATAGACAAGTTCAACGGAGTTGAGTATTGTTTACCATTCGCATCGAAATGGCTGATAGTCAAAGTCTGTGCCAATTGAGATTGGTTAGCAGACTGGAAACGCCATTTTCCGATTTGGAACGCCTTGTTGTTGGTTTGTCCTAACAATGCAGTATAAGACGAACCTTGTAAGTTCGTAATAACGATTGCTGGTGGATTTCCAAAAGTAGGCGAGTTAAAGTTGTTGTTGTATCCGAACAACACCGCAGTTAATGTACCAGCAGTAGGATTGCTATACTGGATTACATACGGATCAGAGATGTTTTGTTCTGGTGTTCCAGATGCATAAGACATCCCATCACCATCGAAATCATCGAAGTCATCGTAATCGTCAAATGACGAAAGATCCCCCTCAAAATAGTCCATACCATCGTATCCAGACATTTTTTCAGCAAATCCCAAATAACCTTTCAATTCTTTTTCGTTTGAAGTCATTTTTGTGAGTATTTTTCCAAAAAGGAAGTTAATAAATCAATTTCTTTTCTTGGAGGATAATGCCTCTCCGCATGGTTTAATGGTTTCCCAGAGAACCACCTCTTGCTCATTTATCTTATTTATACGATCCATACAAACCCAACATAGGTTGGTAGCATGAAAAGTCATTTAATAGAGCAAAAAAACGACTGATGCCTTATTTGATTTTCGGAGCAACAAACTTTTGATGTACCATAGCACCTACCATGAACAATCCAAGAATAATTGCGAAATCAACTGGTTTTAATGTTGGCTTCATATTTCAATTTTTAAATTGGTATTACAACGAAATCAAATTTACAGATAGAGTTTTAATGTAGGTAAATTAGATTATTGTTCATTAGATTGATAAAACGCAAAAAACCCTTATCTCAAAAAGAAATAAGGGTATCAAAAACGAACAATTAATTTTATTTAATCAATACCAAAATGCTTGTTTTTAACAATAATTCATCAAAATAACTGCTTGGCATGATGCTGAATGATTTTTTAAAATTTTTACAAACATCAGAAATGGTTAAAATCGTATATTCATCCAATTCCTTTGCAAAAACAACTAAACAACCCAATCTATCCGAAAAATAAATTGGAAGTTTAGTACGCTGGATCAATTCTTCCTTGATCTGTAAATGCGTTGAATTTTCTTGAATAATAGGTATGAAAATAGAATTATCATTTTTTGTCTTTGATAGATACCTTTTATACCAAGCCATTTTGGTTACAAATGAGGTAGAATAATGACCGCAATTTACAGAATAAGTTTCTGGCAAAGAGTAATTATAATATCCCAACAAACCAATCCTTGCAATGTAATGCCAAATTGTTGAATGATCTTTTAAAATATCATCGAACAAACCGACATTCTTGATGATTTCATTACTGGTGACAAACATTCCACTTTGAAACCCATTATTTTCATAAACACCAGTTAATTCTTCTTCTGAAAGTATAAAAGTAAAATCGTAACATGAACCATTGTTGATTGAAACCGCACCAGATTTAAAATTTTTACAATGAGCATCGATAATTTTTTCAAGCCAATTATCTGAATAATATGCGTATTCATGAATAAAAGCAACATATTCAGCAGAAAGATAAGGAATTAGCTGGTTAACACATTCTGCCCACGACATTTCAATCGGTGAATTGTTTTGTAAATAAATGGATGCTTGATCCAAAAGACTTTGCTCTGGATCAACACATCCATTATTAAATATCAAAACTCGAAATTTTTTGCCAGCATTTTTTAGATTATGCTCAATCACATCTGCATAATCAAAATCCTTATCCAGTACAATGACCAGATCGGTGAGATGCATTACTTTTCAGATTGCTTAAAAATCTTTTCCAATTCCATGTAGAATGAAATCTTAGCTTCCCAGTTTGTTTCAAAATCAAATTGTTCAAATTCCTTGAACTTCAATTTAATTTCTTTGTTTGTTAGGATTTCTGCTCTGGCTCTTTTCACCATTTCATCATAACCCAAGTTTACTTTGTCCAAATAAGACTTCATCAATTCTTTCCAATTTTTGAAATGGGTTTCATCATTAGAAATGGCTTTGTGCAAACCGCTTTGTTCACGATTTAACATGATCAATTCTTTCTGAAACTTCAATTTTTCGTAAGTTGTTTCAGCACCAGCAATAAGTTTTGGCAACTCTACCTTTCGGAGTTGATCATTAATTGCAATCAATTCTTTTTTCTCTGTGATATTTTGCATCACTTGGTTTAAGTGAGGAAATTTATCCATCACAATTTTGATTTTTTTCATCATGCTTATTTATTTGTTTTGCGGTTGTTTTTAATGTTTCCAATTGAGTAGGGTATGCTGAATGGAAGAAAAACCACCATGAGCATAATAAGAAGAACTATCCCAAAAACTCTTTTGTTCTTGATTGTTGTCCAGTCACGAACTAATCTGCCATAATCCGATCTATAAATCATCAATATTCTGCCAATAAGTGATAAAGTTATCCAGATCGATAAAAAGAACCAAAATTGTGTCATATCCTAATTATTTTGATTATTGTTTATTGCCAAAATATTGAGCAACATACTGATCAGTCATTCCAGCAATCGCATCGTCAATTGAACAATTGTTCATCTCCTTGTATTCTTTCAAATACTTCTTGTTTGCATTAAGATATTGATGACAAGCATGGCGGAAATCCTCCATAGTAAAATCACCCTCTATCTGATTTGCAAATACATGGATGTAAACATAAAATCTTTTGTTTCCTCCAAAATATTTGTTGTTCACAATGTTTTGGGCAATTTTAAACAAAGTTGGATTTGTAACTTTACCTTTAATGTCCATCACATTATCTGCTTGATAATGCATCCTTACCCATCTGGAGTTTTGCCAAATTCTTGGCTCAACTGGTCTTAAAGACTGATATGAGATCAAAATATCTACTGCTCTGTGGCGTAAATTCACCAATCCAGAAACAATCTTTTCCATGTGAGTAATGTTCAAGATGTATGTGTTGACATCTTCAAGTACAAGCATACCATTTTTGAAAAACTGCATAATGTATTCAATCGCATCACGCTTTTGCTGAATACTCAATGACTTCGCATCAATTCTTCTACATTCAACAACTGGAGATTTAGACCAACTGGAAACATCTCTTAGTGCCAAAGTTTTTGCTTCAAAATTGTTTATTCCATTTTTTTCAAACTGGGATTTTGTGTACTCCCCATTCGTATCGAATATGAGGCATTTACGCCCTCTAACTTTGATTGCAATTTTATCTCGGCAATAATCAGCAATTGTATGCTGGTTCAAGTATGTTTTTCCTACACCTTGAATACCAGTAACCGCCATCATTCCAGCCTCTCTAATTGAACTCATATCCTATTCTTTTACTTCTAATTCTTCCAACAAAGATAAATCATTATTTATTTCCTCATCTATATCAATATCTGCTTCTGGTTCAGAGGCTTCTGGAGTTGGAGTTTTATAATTTGTCGGAGGCGGTGTGTATTCTGGTTGCTCTTGATAAGGAACTTCGGTTGTTCGACCTCTTTCTCTTAATTGATCCAGAATGGCATTGTTTTGCTTCACAATCATCATCAACTTTATACCTTGTTCCGCAACAATAGAAACACCAGTAATCAATGCATCATAAGAAGCAGATGGCTGAATATTTTTTTCAATAAATAATTCAGTTAATGCTTCAATCATTTCTGCTTTGCTCTCTGGATTTATTTTTGAGGCTTCTGCAATATCACCTAACTGGTTTAAAAAGAAATCACGAATTGTTGCTTCTTGACCATTTGGAAGTTCAACAATCAAATTCAAATCGATTTCGCCAGTAACATCATATTCAGCAAGTTTTTGCTCATTAATATCTTTGGTTGCATACCAAACAAATCCCACCTCTAACAAACGACAAGTAACATTTACAATTGAAGTTGCAAATCGTTTTGACTTTCTTCTGTTTACTGATCCACCGCCATCTCCACCACCATCATTACTCTGGCGTTGTTGAGGTTGTTGTCTTGGTTGTTGTTTTTGGTTTCCACCTCCACGAATTTGCTCCTTACCAGAATTACGCATTTCCTCCTCATCTGGAACATTAAATGCATCGTCAAAATTGGTAGGTTCTCTATATTCGTCACGATGCTTTGTTTGACGATTAAAGTCTGCAAATGGATCAAATTGATCTTCCATAACATAGTCACGAACATTTGGTTCTTCTCTATTTAATGGATCAATAAAAGGATTTTTTGTTTCTTTTTTATCCTCAACTGGAGGTATAGTTTCAGAAGCATCTTTACCATTGCTTGTTTCCTCAATAACTTCCGCAACATCACTCATGATAGTCTGGTGCAAAGATTTTAATTCATCAAAAGAATTTGCTGGGGTAATTGTGCTTTCCAAAGATGGATCAGCAGAAATCTTCTTAGCAATGTCATCCAACATTGTTCGTTCCTTGTAATTCAAATTACCTTTTTTGCGATAAAAATTATACTTCGCCATACTAACTTATTTTAGATAAAAAATTTTGCAAACAGATTTGATACTTATGAGAGAACTCCGCATCTTTTTTGAACTTTTCTGGATTTAATCCATTGAAATAGTTGATCCCTACATTTACTGAATTAGGGGCATTTTTAAACATTGAAGCAATGGATCGTTTACTCATCCCTAAATGCTTGTGCATAATGACAAATAGTGTGATTTTGCAATCGTAAATAGCACCTCTTGAATATTTTTCAAGCAATGCTTTTTTTGATACATTATACTCCTTACACACGATGTTTTTCAGCACCTCCAGATCATTGGTCTTTTCCCTTTTTTTCATTAAGGTTTCGGAAATTGCCAAATTCAATTCATCAATAGACAGAATTGACAATCCATTCACAATATTCTTCAATAAGGCAGAAACTTGTTTTTTTGTTTCGTTTTCCATTGTTCAAAATTGTATCCTAACTATGGATAATAATGAGCAAATATACAAAAAACATTTAAAATACCTATCTTTACTGGATAAATTTTCGGTATGATAAAGAATGAGAGGCAAACAATTTTCAACCAAATAAAAGGTGAAATAACAGAAGTTAATCGAGGTGACGAATTTTCATCCATCACCCTTGTTGTTGGCAGAACAAATGTTCGTCATGTAAATTTATCTTGTAAAACTCCGCAGTTTGACTTGATGATCAAAAACTTCTCATCTGGAGATAAAATTATTGCTCAATTCTACATAAGTTCTAACAAGAAAAATGATCGTTGGTACACTACTGGAACTCTGCTATCAATCACAATGGATTGTTAAACTTTTCCATCTAAATCACTCTGCAATTTTTTTAACTGCAACTGCTTAATCTGATTTTCTAATTCAGCATTTTTCTTTTGCATCTCTCTGTGTTTTCGAGTATTGACATATTCGATAACCGCAATTACACCAGCAAGAAAAACTCCTACGGATGCAACCAATGTAATTGTCTGTGCTTTATTCAAATGAGGCATCATCGGTACTTTCATAATTAATTGCTTTTTTGTCCATTTCTGGTTTAATAACAAATCGATAAACCATATAAATTCCTACCAATGCGATAGCAAGATATACTAACTTATCAGAACCTCCAGAGGTTGATCCTCCAGTTGATCCAGAACCCATAGGAGGGGTGTTGAATTTTGTAATCATATCTTAATTTTTAGATAATTTAAACTCTTGTGAATTAGGCGAAGTTTCAGTTAAAGAAAAGTTGCTTGTAACAATTCCATTTTCTTCATCTTGACCATAAGTATCAAACAAAATATCGTAAGTTTTTGGTGCTTTACCTCGAAGCTGATCCAATGAAATAGTCACCAATCCAGACTTGCTCAAATGCTCTAATTCTTGATCGACTGCTACACCCTCTGCATCATCGTAATCATTATCATCATCTGCATCATCATCATCTGATGATCCATCAGAACCAGATGTACCATGTTTATCTTCGTCTTCGTCTTCGTCATCATCGTTTCGTTCTTCGTCATAATCCAATAACTCCTTAACAAGCATACGATCCTTTGCTTTTAATTTTTCCATTGTTTCTGGAGAAATTGCTTGACCGATTTGCTTTTTAGCCATAAGACGATTTCTCAACTCACTAACTTCGTTAATAGTCAACTGGACATCTTTTGGAAGTTCCTCCAATGAGATGTCATGTTCTGCCATGATTTTTTCAAACGATAATTTCATAATACTTAATTTATTTTGCTCAAATTTAATCAAAAAATTTGAATAATATTTGTCAACCCAAAATCATCATTTTGGTTAATTTAACTTTGGAATTTTAGGAATAATTTTACCAGTTTTGTAGTATGAATATCCTAACAATCCAATTCCAACTGCTATTCCTAAATACAACAATTTTCTACGAAAGTTTTTTTTTACTACCCTTTCATCAATTAAAGTATATGTAAATGCATTTCCATAAAGCGACTTTTGTTTTTGACACATTTCAATAAATTTATTGAAATCAGCAGTTTTGCTAAACACTTGACATCCAGCACTCCAGTTGTTTACTTCGGAGGAATTTGCACCAGCTTTATGGATGTTAATTCCATACATTCCAGTAGATGTTTTCTGCCCAAAATCAAAGACCGCATTTCGATCATAGTCACGATATGTAGTTACTGGTTTAGCTTGAACAAGAGCAGTATATTGACCTTTATGTAAACCTAATTTCCATGTATCAATGTATTGCCCCTCTTTCAGCATTGCAGTTCCCAGATTGTTAATTGGATGAAGCAAATAAAATGTTCCAGCATCAGTTGTTGCTGGGAACTGATTATAAATCCAATTACCTTTATCATCCTTGTAAAACACACAAATGGCATCATCAAATTTATTGGGTTCTTCGGTTGAACGAATACCAACAATATTCAACTCATAAGGTCTGGTGAATATTTTGTACCCTTTTGATTTTAGAGTAGCCATCAACTGCTTTGTGTTGTACTGGATCATACTGGTTTGTTTTTATAATTTCTGTAAACTATCCATGCTGATGCAAAGAATAAACCAAGCAAAACTCCATTGATTAGGAATTTACTGGATTTTTTTTTTTAATATCCGAGTTTATGTAATTCAACAAATCATCTACTCTTGACAATGCTCTTGTCATTCCGCCAAGACTATCATGCTTAGTTAAACCCTTAATGTAATCAACACTTTTGCCAGTTCCAGCATTAATGTGATAGAACGCCATCACACCATCTTTCGTTGATTTAAAATCATTTGTATCGGTTGCATTGTACGAAGACAATTTTCCCAAACTTCGTAATGATCCAATTCCATTTTTAGCAAATGCAACTGCAATCTTTCCAGCAACTTTAGGATCATTTGCTTTATCTGGGTTTGCAACAATATCCACACCAATTTGGTCTGCATATTTCTTGTAATTACCCTTAAAAGTTATACCATTGTAGCCTCTGCCACGATATTTCCAACCATCACCAGAAGAATTGTTGCCATATTTACCTCCATAAACACGATTTGCCAATGCTTCTGGCTTATTTGCATACTTACTTGCTTCTGTACTCGATAAGCCAAATACTTGGCTAATACGACTTGCAGAATAATTCATTATTTCATTCTTAGGCTCAAATGCACTCTCCTTGCTGATAATAGCCAAAATAGATGCTTGTGAAATTGGATTTGTAATTCCAGCTTCCTCCATAGCATCAACAAGGTATTGAATGTTCTGTTTTTGAGTTGCAGATAATGTTGAGATGTATGACATTCTTTTAAAATTTTAATTGTTTCTGTACTCCTCCAGATAATCAAATAGATTTTTATGGATATAGATGTAATTTTGATCTTCATTCTGGAGTTCTTCCATTAACCCCTCATTGGCAAAATAATTGTCCGAAACTAAACTTCCATCATTACGATACATTAAGGTATTACCATTTTCGTCACCCTCATCAAAATTGCTATAAAAAGTAAATTCTGGAGTAACCAAAGACTTTGTATAAATTCCTAAATCCCCCTCAATAGAGTTAGGGAAATCTGATAGTTGTGTTGGTATTGATCCACCATCTTCAAACTTACCTTTTCGCTCCTTAGAAAGTCCTATTGCAATTGCTTGTTTTCTATTGGTAACAATATCTCCAGATGAAGAATGTAATTCACCCTCTTTGAACTCATGCATGGTCTTGCCCATAATGTCACCACCATGCTTAAATGTATTCTTTACTTTGGTTTTTAAATCAATTGCAATTGATGAATATTGACCTCCATAGTTACCAAGTCTAACATCATCCATAACAGAATGACATTCTGGCATACCATCCAAAAGTCTTTGCATGACCTCAACATCTTCAATCCTTAATTCATGATCAAAAATGATTATTAACTTATCATCTGCAACAAAGTGATCTTTTATTGAGGAAATGTGACCAAATGATTTAATTACTTGATGGATACACGCTTCGGTTGTGTGATCACTCTCGATACCACCTCCAGTTTCAAAAATTTGTTCCTCTGGGAAGTTATCCAAATAATAAAATTCGTAATATGCATCCTTTGTGTAAATACCCTCTTTGATACCCCAAGTTTTTTTGACATTTTGATCAAGCATCCTTTCAATTTTTTGAACTGGAACACCAGTAATTTCTGATGCATTACTTGAACTATCTGTTATGCAAAAAGTCAAACCGCCTTTATGCACAACAATCAGTCTATTGTAGAATAGTTTTCTCATATTAAATTCTTTTCTTTTTTAATATGCTCACACCCATACGCATCGCATGGGTGTTTTGCAGATTTACACGAAGTTATCGTAAACGAAATCAGAACTATTGACCAAATAAATCTTCTCATCACTTGTAGATTTTTAATCGTTTCTTTTGAGTATCTGATCCAAATTCTTTAACAAATTCGTTGATTTCTTTTTCATCATAACCATCCGAATGAGTTTTTGGTAAATTACCATTTGTCTGGATACTCCATGCTCTACCAGATGGGAACGAAATACGAACCACTCTTTGACCTTTTAAATCTTTTCCCTTACCATGATAAAGTAAGTTTGAAGACTTAAATTCAATCGGTTTTTTTGGATTATCAGTTGAACCACCTCGACCAAATTTTGTACCATTTAAAGATTTCATTTCACTTTCGGCTTCCGCTTTTGTCATGTGATATTCACCGACATAATCATTATCTACGCCAACAACATGGAATAGTGGTTTTCCTTTTAAATGATCATAACCCTCAACGATTTTATAACTCAATTTCGTAGTTCCGCCATCAGAATATTTTTCTTTTTTGGTTTTACTAACACTATTTTGTGACATCCACTTACTACTTTTGGAATAAGTACCTTTTGGATCATAATTTCCATCAGCATCCGTTTTTAAAGCGACCTTAATTCCCCAGCCATAATCCACACCATCTTGAACACCTCTATCATCAACAAAAGAAACCCTCATTTTATCATTTGGATTTTGATATGAGTACACCATGTCACCAACTTTAAATGGTGCTTTCCTAACACCACCGCCAGTTTTGTATTTGATAGTTGATCCAGAATATTTTTTTGGTATGTACTCATCAAACTCACCATCTTTTGCACCAGCATAAAATTCTTCTTCAAGGATTTTGCACAATTCTTTTCTGGAAGCCATTGAAAGCATATAACCAGATGAAGATGATCCAAATTCTTTTTGATATTTCTTATCAGCATCTTGAACCAAATACATGAATAGCTTTTGCGCCATTTCATGATCATATTTGCCTTGTGCTAATTTGGTCATAAGGTTCTTTTGAATTGGAACAATTTTTTGACGATACAAGTCACCATCGTTTTCCAAGAACAATTGCAATTCACGAACTGCATCATTATCAATTGTTCCTCCTCCAGCAAATTTTACTCCAGACATTTTTTTACATTGGTCTAAAAAATATTTTTTCGCTTCGCCAAATGTTTCAAAACTTTCCCAGAATTTTTTATTGTTTAAGAAACCACTTACTTGATATACACGATGTTCCAAATAAATACTCACATAATTATTCTCATTTGGCTCAAACACAAATTGATTTCCACGAGTTAATTCTGAATAAGTAGGGGTTGGAATTGTTCCACCTCCAGCAAATTTGGTATTGCCTTTGTATCCAGTACGCCCCTCATGTCTTTGAGCATAATTAACTTCATAAGGTTGTGACTTATTCACATGGTTTCGATCATTTGTACGACCAGCAGAACCGCCTTTAGCATATCTTGATGCAACTTTGTCAAACTCACTTTTATATTCATTGTAGAATTTAACAAATGATGTGTAATTATCACCCCCAGTCATTCGCATTAATCTTGATCCTAAAATTTCATCAGTTTCATCTTTAGAATAACGCTTGTTTAAGTAAGCAGTAATCTTTTCCCAATTTCCTTTGCTGAAAAATTGTTTTGAATAAGGCTCTGATGATCCAGCAGTTTTCATTCCTTTACCACCGACAATGTTTACTTGTCCATCGTAGTAGTATTGGAAGCCATAATCTCCATCTTTCATCCAAACATCATACATCGGAATATAATATGGTCTTTGTCCATATTTTGAAGCATCATGGAAACCAGCCAAAGAAAAATGATCAAAATTATCCAATGCCTCTTGTTCACGATAACCAAAAACATGATTTGATCGTTCTTTTCCAGTAGGAGTTTTGTACAAGTTCATTAAGAACTCAATTCCTTTACGATTTTGTTCTGGAGTTAAATCTGGAGTATTATCCCAAATGTATTGAACAATCTCTGCATCGGTTTTTAATTTCCCAGAGTTCAATCGAGTTTTAATCAAATTGATTTGTTGCTCTGTAATCACATTGTTTTCCATGATGTCATTGAACTCATCAATTTTTGAACCTCTCGCCATTTTTTCAGCACCAGAAATCACTTCCGATGGAGAAACAAGGCAATGTCCAAATCCACAAGAAACATCTAAACTTCCATCTGGGAAAATTTCCACGATAGTTCCATGCTTTGTATCACCAGACCAATGGCGGAATGTAATTTCTTGACCTACTGATCCACCTTTAGCGTACATAGGTGCTTGTGTGTTAGCATAAGGGAGATGCTCTGGGTATCCCTTTCCGTATGGTTGAGGAACATAATTATCCAAACCTCTGTCTTCCCATTTTGATCGAGATGGATGTATCCTTTCGGCAATTCTCTGATCAATAGCAGATGTTGTTGCTGGTAACTTATTTGAAACCTCATTAGCAATTGCCAATTGAGGAGATGCCCCAGCCATAGCCATTGAACTCACACCTCCAGTTGCAAATTTCTTACTTCTCCAATCTTTTTCAGATACACGAATGTACTCCGTACCAAAAGCATCATTTAATGCTCTTTCAATTCGATTTTTGTCACCTTTGAAAACAACAACTTCTGGCTGATTTGACCAACCTCTATCGTTCTCCAAATGAACATCTTTTCCTCCGTTTTCACGAACTACTTTTGAAATAACATCGGTATCGTATTTATTGTAATCAAAATAACTTGAATACGAAACAACCAATGATCGACCAGCAGAACCACCACGACCAAATTCTTCATCACCACTCATTTTGGCAACCAAACCACTTTCCATTACCGCTTCCATAAGATCATCGGTAGAGTAGTCAAGACCTTGCGTAGTCACACTAAAGTAACCCCCTCTGTTTTCTCCCAACCAAGACAATAATTCGTCACGATCATACACATATTCATCGGTTGAAAGTTCATTGTCAATGAAATATTCAAACCCCTCCATTTCAGCTTCATATTCTTTGTTCGTGTAGAACTCCTCAAAGTCTTCAAAACCTAATGGATAATCTTCTGTGCTTTCCATCCATTCTTGTGCTGGCTCACCAAATACAAAGGCATTTTCACCACCCCATCCAGTAACTTCTGTTACAATATTATCTGGATAGTTTTCTTGAAAATACTGAATTGCAACTTTGTCAAGGAAACTGCCTCCATAATCCGTATATGCAAATGCAATTACTGGAACATCTCCAGTAGAATTACCAGTAATACCAGCTTTTTCTTTTAATTCATTAATCAATTCTTCTGTTGCAAATTCTTCCGATAAAAACTCGACTTTTGCGGATTGTCCAGCTAAACCGCCCTTACTATGTTTTTTTGCCATGTTTGTATTTTTTAGTCTTTCAAATTGGATAGTGTTAAAACCAGTTGAGATAATTTTCCATCCATCTGCCTTTAATCGTTCCGCTTCTTTTAATCCAGATGCCGACCTTGTGTCAATTGTTTTGTATTCGTACTTTCCAACACCACCTCCAGTTTTAAATTGCGAACTGGATTCCCGAACATCTAATGTGTCTTGATAAATTTCAGATACAGATAAATTTTCTTTTTTGGCAAATGCATCAACTTGTTTTTTCAATGTTTCAATTGATTTTGGTCTATCACCACCAATCACATAATCATAAACTTCTTTGTAAATATAATCTGATGGTATTTTACCGCCAGTTTTAAACTTATTATCAACAAAACCATCAAAATGCTTTTCAAAATCAGCCTTACCAACTGCTTTTTTGAATTTGGTCATCATTTGATCTTTACTAAGACCGATGTTATTCCATAATTCCAAATAATAACCATCTTGATCGATGGCAATATTATACGGAAATCCATTTTGAGCAAGTTCGTATGATCCCAATGCTCTTGAAAACTTAAATATAACATTCTCTGGCTTGTGTTTTTTAACTGATGGCTCTTTTACAAAAGGCTCAATTTTAAAATCAGAAAGCCAGTCTATTTCTGGATTAGGTTTTGAGAATTGTTTTTCAAATATTTGATTGATAAAATCTAAATCATAAGGAGCAAAAACTTGTCTTCTTTCGCCAACATTTTTATCAAATGCGGTAATATGATAAAGTTGTTCTTTGGCTTTTCCGCCAGTTTTATATGATTGACCAAAATCTTTGTGCTTCAACTTGATTTCTTCTGTGGTCATTATTTCGTGTTTCTTGGCTTCTGGATTATTATTGTAAAATTTTTGCCATTTTTCTGCCTCTGATTTTGTGTAGAAAGAACCCCTCACATAATCTTCTTTGTCATTGGTGAAATTATCTATATCTACAACATGGAAATCTCTATCCAAAACTTTTCCATCTGGCGTATAAATTTTTCCAGAAAACTTAAAATTATATTGGTTTTTTCTTGCCCAACTTTTTGCTTTTTTGATAATGGAATTATCTTTCGGAGAAAATCCATATCCCATTGGTAAACTAACCTCTTTTTTATCCTCGTCAATTATCAAAATATCCTTGATATTGTCATCTGCTTTTGGTTTATCTACTCCACCACCAGTTTTAAACTTTTCAATAAGCATTTTTGAAAACGCTTTTAATCCTTGATGGTTTTCTTTCGTGTAAATAGACAAAGTTAATTCCTTATCCTCATCTACTGGATAAACAATCATATCCAGATAAAGGTTTTCAGAACCTTTTTGCATTTCTAATTGACCATAATCTGAAATTGTCAACTTTGTTGTTGCCCATTTATTCTTCTTATCCATAGAAACGCCATCAACAAGAATTGTCGCTTTATTAAGAGCATTTCTGAAATCTCCAGTTTTCAAATAAACGATTGAAATGTCTTGAAACTCATAAAGTTCATTGATGCCTCCAAATTTGAAAAAATGATCCAATTCCAGTAAGGTAAATGATCTTGGATTAAAGTCATCTACACCACCGCCAGTTTCAAATTTTTTATTGCCTTTGTATCCAGTACGACTTGTTCCTTTAGCATAAGACTTTTCGTGACCTTGTGCTTTATTAACAAACTTTCGATCTCTGGAAAGGTTCTTTTTTTCAACACCAAAAAACGATGCTAAAGCAACACCAATTGCTGATCCAGTAAGAAATCCTCCAAGTGAGAATTTTTCTTCATCCATAGGTGCTACTTTTTTGATCTCACAATCAAATGTAGATTTGACTTTGTTCAATTCTGAACGCAATTCTTTTTCATTATCGGCATCAACAAAAGTTTGTCTGCCATTGGTAAAAATGACTTTAAATTCCATTTATTTAAATTTTGCAAGTTTGTCTTTTAACATCTTCAATAAAGTTTCTGTACTGGAAATCAATTTCTCCAATTCAGCTTTGGAAACTTCTTCTTCCATTGCTCTTTCTTTGACATTTTCAAAGACTTTTTCAAGTTTTTCTTTGTTTTTTGTAGCCTCTGTTTTCTTTGGCTTTAAGGCTCTTTCTTTGGCTTTTGCTCTGCGTTGCTTTTCTTTTTCAATCAACTCATCACAATCGTAGTCATCTTCATTTGACTGCTTATCTTTCGGAAGCGGAACTCCCTTTTTCTTTGGTTCTGGCTCATCGGCTTCCGCCTTTAAACCAAAATATTCTGGATTAAGTTGTTTCTTTTTCCAGTCTGCTCCACCATGCTTTTTCTTGAAAGTCAAATAGTATTTTTGAGTTTCTGCTCCATATAAACCAGACAAACCTAAATACTCATTTAAAAGATGATAATTTTCATCCTCTAAAATATCTCTAACATCTTCTGATAGACCATCTTCCTTGTAAAAAGGAACTATTCGTCTATTTAAAAATTTAATAAGTTTTTCTTGCTTTTCTTGATTTCCCAGAACATCAGAACTATCTTCCAGTTCCATCTCATCCATTCCTTTATTGAACTGATCAATAAGGTATTCAGCAATTACCCTTGCATCTTCTGGTTTCTTTTTTTCTCTAAAATCACTCATAAATGATTTATCATTTGATTTTCTTTTCGGAGAGGTAGTTTTTGGAAGTTCATTAATTGCTTTTTCAAATGCATCAAATGATTTTTTATTTCGGCTTTTACCATCCGACAAACCCATTGAATATGCTGAAATTGTTTTTACACCTTTGAAATCTGGAACATAGGCAAAATTCATAGCTGAATTTTCATACCCCTTTACATAATAATCTTCATACAAATCAATCGGTGAAATATCGTTACCACCAGAAGCAGATGTACTCATTTTAGATACAGAAGTCTTCTTTTTTTCTGCTGGTTTATTGGTCATTTCTGCCAATTTTCCTTTAAGCATTTCCAACTGGGAACGCATATTTACCTTGAACTTTTCTGGAACACTTGGGGATGCAATTCCACCCTCTATATCTTTAATCGTTTGTTCTAATTCTGCCTTTGTCATGAGATAGTATTTAAGCAAAGTTATTCAATTATTGTTATTTTTTAGAGAAATTCTTAATTATTTCGTATAAGGATGTTCCTCCCTTTGATCCATCAGCCAGTTTTACATCGGCAAAATCAGAAATATATCTGTAATGTAAGACTTGAATATTAAAACCTCCAGCCTTAACTGATCGGAATGTAAAATTGAAACTGCTTCCGTTTTCAAATGTAAATCTAAAGTCACCAGAGAACGCACCATTTTTTAAAGATAAATCGAGCATCGTAATTGAAATAATCGGCATCGTAATTTTATCAAAATTTGACATGAAAGCGAGAATCATTTTGTATTTTAAATATTCAACATACTCTTTCACATGATTTGCCAATTTTAATTGCCAATCTGGTTTAATTTGAATATTCTCAACAAATACAATTGCTTCCCTACTTCCTAAAGGTCTTTCACGACTAATTGAATAAGTCAACACATCTTGTGCCATTGGCAATTTCATCATCAAATCATCCAAAGTCATTCGTTTTTCCTCATAAACTTGTTTGATTATTTTGGAATATCTTTCAAATTCTAATGTATAAATTTCTACCGACAAAGGTTCAGAGTATTCAAGAATTTTGTCAATCATGTTTTTCATTTGATCAACGCTTTGTTTTGGTAGATTACGCATCAATTCACCAAGTTTTTTCTCATAATCCATTTGGTTTTGAGTTGACTTGGAGAATACGCTTTTTGGTATCCTTACACCGACTGATCCAGTAACTTTTTCAAGTTGCTCCAGAGTAACTGCTTTGGCTTCTAAAAGGCGTTTATATGTGCCATTGTCTATTGCTCTGCGTATAGATCGTTTTGGTGAATTTAATTCATCTTTCTCAACACTACTTTCAATTTCTTTTTCAGTAAAAAACTGACTGAATTTTTCCATGAAATTACGCTTCTCATCCAAAATGTTTTGAGGAGTTGCTTCAATACTAAAATTATCATCAAAATTTCTGGTTTTGTAATAACTAAACCAATATCTTGCTTGTTGTTCTGGTGATTTTTTTTCTGAATAACTCTCACCTTTGTGGATATAGAAGTGACCATACTCTTTACCAGCATTTAAACGATCAATGACCTCTTGTAAATCAACAATTAACAAACCATTGTAATTAGTTGGGAGAAACCATTTTTCATTTTTCTTTTGCCATTTTCGGTATTCTTTCATCAATGGAGTAACCTTTTGCTGGTACTCATCCAAAGTCATTAAATAAGCTGGATCAGATGGTTCTCCATCAATTTGTTTCTTCTTTTCTTCAACTGGAGGAACTGGAGAGGATTTTGTCATTTCAGACACCTCTTTGATAAATTCTATTTGATTATGGTATTTAGAATTAATATTTTTTTTCATTAATTCCTCATCCTTGAAATAAGTTGTCATTAACCTATTAAATCCCAATTGAGGAGATGTCCAGAAACCTAATTGATCAAATTGTTCTTCACCCTCTTTCGGTAAGTTTATCTTACTTTTATCACCAACTATCATCAAAAATCTTCGACCTTGATCATCATTCAAACTAAAATACTTTACCTCATTAGAAATATCAGCTTTTACTGGTTGATCTGTGGATTTTTTAGCTTTTGAGTTTTCAATAAGTTTTTCAACATAAAATCTTTGATCAGTAGAAAGGTCTTCGATGAAACCCATTTCGATAAAATATTGTTCGGCTTCTTTTTCCGATTTTGTTCTGAAAGGCTTGTCCATCGCATTGATCAATTCAACTACATAATGTTTTGGATCAGAATTTAAGTCTTCAATAAAACCAGCCTCCATAAAGAAATCTTTTGCTTCTTTTAAATAATTTCTCTCACCTTTTGGAACTGGAGAGGATTTTTTTCTTCTTAATTGCTCTGCTTTAATTTCCGCAATAAATTGCTTATAATAATCAACCATATTTGAAGCATATTCTTCTTCGTAGTGCTTTAAAGATTTATTGCTTTGTCTTAGTTGATCCGACAACTCTTTATCACTCACATTTTTTAAATTAGCTACTTCGCTTTCAAATGTTTTATCCAAAGTTGATACTGGAGAAGTTGATGGAAATTCCGACATCAATTTCAAAGATGCTTTTAGACCTTTGATTGCATCAACCACTTCCATTTTTTCGCTTTCTGGAGCATAAGGCAAATAGGCTTCTAATCCTTTAATAGCATTTGGGAGTTCATCTATTTCATTTGTTGATGGTTCTATTGATTGTATCGGTTCTGGTTCAACTTCTTTCAAATCTTGTTCTTCTATTTCCAGAGGTTTCTCTGGAACACTAACATCAATTGTTTTATCAAATATGTCTTTGTAAGTTTCAAAAAATTCAACTATTAATGGTCTAATTAATGTGTCAAATTTTTCTAAAGAAACAAAATCATCTCCATTGCTTATTGGAGTTACTTTTTTCAATTCTTTGTATGAAAAGGATAAACCAGCATCCTCACCAAGTTCTTCTAAAGTAAAGTATTGCTCTAATGCTCTTGCGAAACATTCTTGGGTAGAATTAATGTAATCACTTTGCTGGCTTTTTGGTTTATTCATATTGTTTCTAAAAGTAAATGCAATTTTTCCAGCTATACTTTCATATTCCCCAGATGCATACATTTTACCATTTGACATACCGATAAAATTGTCGATAAAATGAGCAAATTCATGTGCCATTGTCATTTGAAACTGCCTATCTCCATACTTCATCGAAGAAGATATTGTGTGCATTGTTGGATGATAAATACCAACTGCTTTTGTTCCAAAAACTAATCTGTTTCCAGTATGAGAAACTTTAATATTGTCTTTTAATGCTATTCTTCGGCAATTGCCATAAGCAGAATAAACCTTGATTAAAGCAGTTTCAATCTGGGTAATTTCAATCGAATTGATTTTATCTCCATTTTGCCTTTTAACTAATACCCCATAATTTTCTTGTAAAATTGTTGAGGTATTGCTTTCGCCAAATGAAGTTTCTACCGCAGTTGCGTAGGCTTCATTTAAGTATGCTCTTTGAGATTGGATGTCTTTAATTTTAAAATCCATCATCTCTCTAAAAGTTTTCCAATATGCCCAAACTTCTGGATCAGCATATCTTTGACCTTTTTCAACTTGAACAACTGCATTTGGGTTTATAAACCTCTCATACATATTGTGAAAACTATTATACATTTTATCAGCTTCCAGAGATGATGTAATTCTTTCAGAACCATATCTTTTAAATGGCTTGTAAACTTTTTCTTTACCAGCTAAATCCAATTTTTCCCAATCTTCTTTGGTGATCTTTTTCTTTACATTAGCTGGTAGGCTAAAATAGAAATTAGCTTGATTGAAATGTCTTTCTCTGGTTGCCTCTGGCAAACTATCATAATATTGCTCTTGTTTTAAAGTTTTATTTTCGGCTTCCGCTTTTAATTTGGCTTTAACTTTTTTGAAATAATAATCTGAAATCAACACCAACTGATCCAAAGTCACAAGTACGAATTTGGAATAAAATTGAGGGGTTTCTTTACTATCATACGCATCAGTAGAAACAATATAAGTATCTGGAGATAATCGAATAGCATCCATGATAAATGCTCTACGCTTTAATAATGTTTCATCAAAAATTGGTATAAAAACTGGAACTGGATCAACAAGTATAGTTTCCTCATTAAACATGATGTTATCTGTTGGAACATCTCTCCAGTCACTTATCAAATTATGAGAAACACCTTTCATGTCTGTAAACGATCTTAAAGTACCCTTGTTTTCAAGACATTTTAGACAATTTTTAGCATACTCAATTACTTTCGTTAAAGGAATAATTTTCTTGTCGATTTCATCGGTTTTTTTATATCTGTCTTGATTTTCTGGATATTTGAGATGTCTGTATTTCTCAACTACTGCTTCTCTTTCCTCATTTAAACTTTCAAGTTCGGAAGCGAAAACTACGATCATTTTTTTGTGAAAATCAACACTATTCAATTCCTCTTTTATTTTGGATTGAATGAGCATTTTTTCTTCCTCTGGATTTGGTTCTGGGTTTGGTTGAACATCTCCAGTCATTCCGCCATCGTCAAATTTTTTTTCTGGTTCTGGAATTGCTTTATCCAGTTTAGAATAATAGTCTGGTGTTTCAGAGATATGATCCCATGCAATAAACGATGCTATTATAGGTGTCGGAACATTGTTTCTTTTAAAAACTTCTATTGTAGATTTATGCTCCATCTCATGTTTTGTACCCTCATGTAGCTTCTGTAATTCGTCTGATGACAAAAACTTCCATTCGTTATTCAAACGCTTGTAGTAAGCAACATCATTTCCCAAATATCGGATTTGTAAGTTGCCATTTTCGTAAACATCTTTGTCGGATTTGATTTCCCCTCCAGTTTTGAACTCTGGAGCATCAACTGGAGGTTCGATTGACTTAAATTCGTTTTCACTCTCATGTAGAGTTAAAATTGTTCCAGCAAAATCTACATCAACCAAACCATTTGGTCTTCTTTCAATGATGCCACCAAGAACATCGTTATATTTAAAAACTTCCATCTTAAAAACTTGATTTTACGCAATGACCATGCGACATTTTATATTCCCAAAGTTGCTCATCAGTATAATCACCAAGACGAACACCATTTCCATCTTTTTTATCCTTTGCCATTTCCAGTTTTTGAAGCAAATTAACCGCACCATAAACCCCATTATTTTTGACATTTGGATCATTGGCAAATCTATCTAATTTTGCCTTTTCCATCTCAACCCATTCATAAAATTCTTCTGGATGATTTCTTTCCAGCCAAATCAATTCTTGATCAGATTGATAAAAACAGATCATGCAGTTTGATGGAGGAATAAGATATGGGTGATACTGCGTAATAATGTCTTGTGCTGATTGTCTATTCCAACCCTCCTCAATTAATGGAAAAACATATTGGAAATGTCTTTGCTTGTACTTCGGTAGAGTATGAAGAACTTTTATGCTTTTAATGGCTCTCATTTCTTCGTCTTTCGCAAAACCAATTAGTACACGAACTTTAGTTCCAAACTTGTCTTCGTAAGATTTCCAACTTGTTGGTGCGGATAAATTTTCAAAACCATATTTATCGCACATAAATTCTCTTAAATACTTATCCAAAGGATTGATCTTTAAGGCAGATGTGCATGGTTTTGAACCCATTGTTGCAGAAAGAATTACTTTGTTTCGGATCAAGTTTGCTTTTAATGACATCCAACCCTCTGTATGATACCCCATGTCATTTTTTAAAAATTTAAATGGAATATTGTGCTTTTTACACAAGGCTTCCGCTTCTTTTACACCTTTGTATGTGTAAGGATGCTCATTGCCAGTATCAGACATAACAACCACCAAATCTTTTGGAGCATACTTCTTTTTAAACTTTGGATCAAAAATCAATTTGTATAACATTGCCCAGCTATCTTGACCACCGCCAAATGACAATAATGTCAACTGCGGTTCTGGATTTTTTTGTCTTTCCGACTTTAAATGATCAGCAACATTTTGAGGAGTTAAATCCACTTGCATTACTTCGGTAAAAACTTCAAACTGCGATGTGTTTCCAACCATTGTTGATGGAATATCTTTATCAACGCTAATACTCTCCAGTCTGGTGATTTCGGCTTTAATAATCTCCATTTCTTCCTTTGAAACAAATGGCAACATGGCTTTTAATCCAGCAATACCGCCTTTATCAAACTTACTTTCAATTGGCTCTTGTGTTACTGGATTTGAAATCAAATTAACCTCTGGCTTAAATTCGATATTTGTATTAAATCCATTGTTCTCTTGCGTTGATGCAACAAGGTCTGAAATGTTAAACAAGTTTTCTATTCTCGGATCGGTTGGTCTGATTTCACGAATAGCACACAATGTTGTGTAATCTAATGCTTCTATTCTGGAAGTTCGATTTGGAGCAGAAAAAATTAATTCAACTGCTTCTTTTAAGTCTTTAGGTAATTCACCTAATTCATACCCTTGTGCCAATAAAGATTTGATATATTCCATAATTAATTTGCTCCAGCTTGTTCTTCACTAAATGCACCTTTCGGCAATTTCCATTCTTGGACAAAAATAGGAGAAACAAACTCTCCCAATGCCTCTTTACCCCAACGCTTTAAAATTACTGGATCAATAAAAGATTTACCCTTATTTACCCTTGCTTCATAAATGTTTTCGGTAACTACTTTTTTCTTTACCCTTTTTGCGTAAAGAGTTTTGCCTATATCATTCTCAATAGAAGCAATTTTTTCAATCTTTTTAGGATCAATCTCATTGACTGATGACCATGTATCCTTGCCGTTAAAAATACAAATTTGGCATGAACATCTACCCCAACCAAGTTCGTAACAAGGATGAGGCTGAATTTTATGTTTTTCATACAAATCCCACACTTCTTTTTCAGTTAAGTCAATAACTGATCTCCATGTAATTGCTTTTCGCTTTTTTGTTGAGTTACGATATTTTTCAATTTCCTTATACTTTGATCTGTTGGTACTCTCTGATCTTCTTTCACCAGTCATTATAACAAGATTAGCTTGATCAAATCGAGGTGAATTGTTAATGGCTTTGCTCATTACATCAACCTTAACCACACCACTACACCATCTTGTTAACAATGATGAATTTACTGCTGGGAAATTTCGTTTTGTGCCTCTGTCACTTTCCCAACCTCTCGGATCAACACGCTGATATTCACCATCTTGTTCTTGCTGAAAGTAAACTGGCTGTAAAAATCCATTTTCCTTATAAATTTCCTTTGTAATTCCGCCATCTGCATAAGAAAACAAAATTGGAACTCCCATTGCTTTAGCAAATGCCTTGCAATATGATGGAGTACATTTCCAATCCCAAATATTCTCACCCATTCCATCTACTTCGTGATGCCATAATTCAATTTGATGCTTAGGTATCTTAAACTCATAGATTGCTCTTAAAACCATAGCAACACTATCCTTACCTCCAGAAAAAGCAATTATAACCTTAACATTTTGAGATGGATCAAGTATCCAATCCAACAATAATTTTCTTTGCTCATTGGTACTTGATGCTCCTAAAATCACTTCCGCTTGATGAAGATATTTTTGGTTAATTTGACTAATCATTTTATCTACTTTTGCTGGTTCTGGGAGAGATTTTGATGTCTTAGTTTTTGGAGTTTCACTTGATGACATTTCTTCTGTTTCCAATCTGGATATTTCCGCAATAAGATCATCTTTTTCTGATCCAGACACAAATGGCAACATGGCTTTTAATCCAGCAATACCGCCTTTGTCAAATTTTTCTTCTTTGGAAATATTACCTCCCTCTGCAAACTCATCAACCCATCCGCCAACTTCATAAACATCTGTACCATCATCATAATAAACGCTTCGACCAAAAGTGATTAAATGATCAAAAATAAAGTTGTCGATAATGTTTCCATCAGCATCCAGCCAATAAGGAGATTTTCTTGGATTGTAAGAAATTCTTTCAGCCAAATTTACTGGATCAATTGTTTCATCAACTTCGGCTTTTTCACAATTTACCCATGCAATTGGAGATTTATTGATTTCACCAGAAAATATTTTTTGTGCGGTTGCTGGGGAATTGGTTAGTTTACAATTCGTCATCCGTATTTGAACTTTCTCTGGTTCATAGAAATGAACAGATTTTAAATCTGCATTTTCAACTTTCCATTTCATAAAATCCTTACCAGCACCGAGATGAAAACGAACTTTCCATTTTCTGTTTTTATTGTTATCACCTTTTGGTGCTAATTGTCCTCCATGCTCCAGTTTTACCGAACTGGATTTCTTTGGATTATGCCCCCAGATAAGCAATGCTTTATGCTTTCTTGTTTTTTGTTTTTTGTCATCGTACAAATCACCCTTAATGCCAGACATTCTGGAAATGAAAGAAATCTGTTTTGTTGCCCAAATCCACATTTCTGGTGTCCATTTTTTCCAGTTTACCTTTTTCATTTTCATGATCCATTCGGCACTTTCTCTGCCAGATGAAATACCATGTTCTTCGGCTTCCGCTTTTGTCAAACCACTTTCTTTACCATCTTTTGTGTGATAATATCTGCGAAGTTCGGATGCAGTCATGTTGACCAAAGATTTCCATTTATCGTAAATCTCTTTTTTTTCTGGGTTTGTTAATTTCCCACCTTTGGCAAATTTTTCTTCCATTTCTTGAACAGATGATGGAGGAGGAATTGGAACACCATTACCAGCAGATTGATTTATCTCGCTTAATTCTTTCCAATGTTTTGCAGTTGCTTCCTTGTTGATAATAGCTTCTCCGCCCTCAACTTCTATCGGTTGCCCAGTATCGGTAACGATTGCTGGAATACCACCATCTTTATGTGATTTTCCTACAAACAATCCACCCTTTTTTGCATCAGATGTTTCTTTAATTTGTGCCAAAGTGATTGTGTTTAAAATTAATGCAATTTTAATGAAATTAAAGGAGATTTCCTACTTACTTGTATTGGTATTCATTAAATTGTAAATTTGTAATTACTAAATTTCGGAAAAATGAGTACAAACACAAAATTACTATTAGGCGTATTGCTTATCGGAGTAGCGGTTGGAGGATATTATATTTACACTAAAAACCGCACTAAATCAGACGATCCACAGAAGAATGATCGTAAAATATTGTTGAATGGATCACCCTCAATGGTGTAATTAAAATTTTAAAAAAATGGCTACATTATCATTAAATGCACCAGTTGTTTCACCAGTTGTTTTGACTTCCCCAACAACTTGGTACAAAACAAGAGATGGTTTAAAAAAAGAACTTCAAAAAACATGGGCAAACTATGGAACATACTTTAAAAAGTATGCGGAAACATCAAAAGTTCCAGCAGAAATTCTTTTAGCTTTTACACAAGTGGAAAGTGGGGGAAATCCTACTGCTGGAGGTTCTAATTCAAACACACAAGGCTTAATGCAATGGAACAGATTGTATGCTGGCGGTAAAGGAAATCCAGATTTTGTTTTAACAAGAGAATTTGTCGGAAAGAATGGCAAATCAAGATTATCGCAAGTTGAAAAAGATGCTTTGGCTAAATTTGGAATTACATTTGATGCCAAAGGAAATACCAGAACAATTACACAAGCTGATTTGGTTAAGCCAGAGTTGAATATTCTGATCGGATCAATAATTCTTGGGCAATACATCGATGAGGCATGGGGAACTGATCCAGATGGAAAAATACGCATGGATAGAATTATTGCTAAATACAATTGGGGTATTGGTGGATTTAAAAAGAATGGTATTGCAACAAAAGACTTAAAAGGTGTTTTAGCAAACATTCCCTCAACTACCAAAACTTATGTTGAAAAAATGCTTGGCAAAAACGGAGCATTAGATATTGTTATTAACGATAAAATAACTGCATAATGGCTCAAAAAAAAGATAATACTAACAACATTCTGCTTGTTGGAGCAGTTGTTCTTTTACTTGGAGTAGGAATTTACGCCTATCTTCAAAGTAGAAAAAAAGATGTAAAGGAAGATGAAGTTCTCCAGTCAACTTTTGATAATTTGACTTTTGAATTTGGAAAGTCAATCATCAATCCATCTTCGTTTCCAAGTTTGGATAAATTGGCTTCTGTATTGGTTAAAAAACCAGAATGGAAATTATCGATTGTTGGACATACAGATGATAAAGGATCGGCTGAATTTAACTTAAAACTTTCTAAAGCCAGAGCAAAAGCAGTTGCGGATTATTTAATCTCCAAAGGTGTTTTAGCAACATCAGTTACTTCGGATGGTTTGGGTGAAGCAAAACCAATTGCTGACAATAAAACGGAGGCTGGTAGAGAGGCAAATCGTAGAGTTGAATTTACGATCACAAAACCAGATAATTCAGTTAGCACAACAATAAAATAATTGTTATATTTGCTTGTCGAAACTTTGGTTGCTATCTGTCAAATAGCGGTTTAAAAGAAAAAAGAGGAGTTTATTTGCTCCTCTTTTTTTTTATTATATGGTATTATCATTCCTAATATTCAAAAGGCTCTGAAAACCTTGATTTATCTACCCTATCAATAGAACCATCATCTCTTTTTACTACATAAAACTCTAATTTGGTTTTGATTATCTGGTAGTTCTTACCTTTCGTTAAAAGTCTTGGAATTGGATGATTACACCTTACAAATCTTTCTGGTTCTGGTTCTTTATCAAAACTCATTTCAAATCCCCAGATTAACCAACCAAAGGCTATTCCTCTTTCGTGATCTTTTTTGTGAAAAATAATCATTGGTAGCGGAATAAAAATGCCATCCTCTTTCCACAAGTTTGCGTATTCAAATTTCATATTTATGGTATTATCATTAAAACATATCATCCACATAAATTGGCGTTTGTTCGCCAACATAACTTCCAACAATGTTGTAGTCATAATGATCAATTGCATCCTCCAATGAGGTTTCTCCATCAGACATTAAAATGTCAATTATTTTTTGCTTTGAATAAACTAATCTACCAGATGCAAATTCAACACCGATTACCGCTTCGTCTAATCCATCCGCTTTTAAAATTTCTTCGCCAAGTCCATCATAATACTCGACAATGCTTTCCAACATACTCATGATTTAAAATTTTAATTTATTGATAAACAATTATTGATCCGCTAAATGCGTATCTTTTTTCAGCTTTTGCCATCCAGATATTGTTATCTTCAATCAGTAAAGCATCCAAAAATGCTTTTACATAATTGTCAATATCTGGTCTGGTTTTAACTGGCATTTTATTCATTTGGAGTTGTTTCTTTTTACTCCAGCTTGATGGCATGGGAACGCAGAAAACTATATCCAGAGTATCTCCTTGAATGTAGTTCATTTCTTTGCTTTGCCTCCTTACAACATCCTTAAAATGGAAATATCTTGATACTTCTGGTCTTTGTCTTTTGTTCGGATCAGAATGATTAGGATTAGTCCTCCATCTATCAGATTGTGACATACGAACCGCACCCATCGGAACAACATCGAAAACAAAAAATTTTCTGGAATAATCCAGTTCAAATTTCTTCTCAATAATTGGAGTTACAACACCCTCATTGATCCATAGTTGCCCCAGAGAACTTTTACTCATGTAATTCTAAATATTTCTCTTTAATGTAAAATGTAAATCTGCCATCAAAAACAACCTTGTAAGTTTTTGTTCTTACATTATGTATTTCTTCAATAACTCCTACATCGTTATTAAACTTTACTTTTTGACCTACTTTGAATTTCATTGATGATGTCTTTTAATTATTTCGATTGCTTCTTTCAGTTGAGGTATTCTTTCGTATGCTATTTCTCTGCTTTTTTCAAATGCATCTTGCGTATCCTTTGGCATCGAGAACCCTCTACCTTGCAACATTTGATTAGCTACATCTAATTCTTTTAATTCGTGATCCAGTCGTTTCTGGAGGAGATCGATTACATAATTCATTTTCTGAAATTTAGTCAAAAATAAAAACAACATCAACTGGATAATCCAATGCTCTTGCAATTTTAACCGCAGTTGTCACATTAAGGTTCTTTTTCTTGTTATTGATGATCTTCGCCATGAAACTTGGATCAATACCAAGTTTATCGATCAATTCGGCTCTTGTCATATTCTTTTCGTAAAGAATAGCGTTAATTCTGTTTCCAGTAATGTAATCCATATTTATTTGTTTTGATTGTTTACTTGCTTTAGTCTGGTGTAATAAAACTTACCAGTATTATTTTGAGGCTCAATGTTCCAGTCTTGAAGTTTTAAATTTTCAATTTCTTCTGGAGTTAAGTTTACCATCAATATTGCTTTTGATCCAGATGTTGCCAGAACAAAATTATTTAGATCGATAAACCGATACCATTCATTGTTCTTCGGTGATTTTTCTGAAATACCTTTTTCATTAATAATTCTTGTCAAGTCTTGAACTTCAAATCTCAATCTTTTATTAACATCCATGTTATTTCGGACATTATTGATTGATGTACAAATCGATGCATGAGTTTTTTTATTCCAATAATCAGCAAGTGACTGCTGGGTAATATTCAACATCGTATTTGCAAAATAAGAAATCATTTGTCGCAAAAATGGTTTGGGTATTTTATTAGATGGATCATCTAAAATCGATGGAGATACTTTGTAGTATTCACATACAATTAATTTTAACGCTTCTATTCTTTGGTCTTTAAGTTCCATAAATTAAAATGGGGTATTATCCAGCATATCATTATCGTCTTTATAAGGCAATCTCATACCATCCATATCAATTTGACCATCTTCATTTGGTACTTTCGTACTTTCATTATCATTTTCAAAGTTAATATTTCTTGGCATATTCGCACCATTAAAGTAAGATAAATCTGGTGTTTCAATACTATTTATTTTTGGGTATGATGGTGTTTGCATACTCTCATTATTTGATGTAGGATAAAGGCTATAAGTATCGGAATGGTTGGTTACATAGGTGTGTTCTCCAAAGAAATTAAGCGGAATTTCACCAAGCACACCATTTCTATGCTTTGCCACGATCAGCATAAACAAATTTCGAGTATCCAGATTTACACCAAACCAATCGTATTCTGTTTGATTGTAATATTCTGGTCTAAAACAAAATAACACCATGTCGGCATCTTGCTCTATCTGACCACTATCTCGAAGATCGGAAAGCATTGGTTTTTTTGAACCTTGTCTTTGTTCTACACCTCTGGATAATTGAGATAATGCAATTACTGGTATGTTGAGTTCTTTCGCAATAGCTTTTAATCCTTTAGAAATTTCTGCAACCTCTTGTTCTCTGGATGTGGTTTTTAATCCAGATCGCATTAATTGTAGATAATCAATTACAATCATTTTTACACCTTTTTCTCGAACCAATTTTCGGCTTTTAGATTTCAATTCCAATAGAGAAATATTTGCAGTATCGTCAATGAACATAGGGGCATCTGCCAGAACTTTACATTTGTTGTGTATATGCGTAATTTCGTCAAATGTCAATTGCTTTTTTACAATCTTGGAAACATTAACTTTTGATAAAATTGATTGCACCCTACCAGTTAATTGCTCCTTAGACATCTCCAATGAAAAAACGGCAACTGGAATTTTATCATCTATGCATGGCTTAATCAAAATAGATATTGAAAATGCGGTCTTACCCATCGATGTTCTTCCAGCCAATATGATCAAATCTGATGGCTGAAAACCATTTGTGAGAATATCAAATCTTTGAAGTCCAGTTGGCACTCCAGAAGTTCCTTTTCCATCTACAATTTCATACCCAGATTTAACCATATCAATATGAACCTCATTGATAGGAGATATTTCTGTTGTTATTATGTCTTTTAAGGCATTGTCCAGATTATTTTGAAGATCAGAATAAACATCAAACACATCTCTTTTGTATTCGATTAATTGAAGTTGAGTTGCAGAACACATATCCGAAATGTATTTCTTTAACCAAAACTCTTGAAGCAATCGAAGATGATATTCAATATTTGTAGAACCAGCCACATTGCTGGTTAAATTGCTGATTACAGAAACGCCTCCAATTCTTTCTAAACTTTGCTCTTTGATCAAATAATTTGTCAATGTCAATAAATCAATTGGCTTTGATGCCAGATGCAGTTTAATGATTGCTTCTGCAATTATTTGATGAGGCTCATGATCAAACAACTTAATTTGAAAATCTTTTGCAACAACATGAATTGCCTCTTTGTCAATTAAAATAGCACCTAAAACTAACTGCTCAATTTTCAAAGAATGTTCAGAAGTAAATTCAGATTGTATGACAATTTTTTGTTTCATAATCTTCCAGCATCAGATGATCTTGTGACATTAGGATTGTCTTGGATTTTTTTACGAACCCAGTTTCGGAAATGATTTTGAACATCTGCTAAATCCTTATAATTTCTACTTAATGCAGTCTGCTCGATTATAAATTCTGAAAGCATCTTGTAATAAACATTTTGATCCATTCGGCTCTGCATACAAATAATATCTCTTAATGCATTATTACTTTCAAGTTCTAACTGAAAATTTGTAATCATTCCAATAGAGGCTGGAGGTCTTACTTGTCCAGCCTTATAACCCAATTCAAATGCTATTTCAAATACCGATTGAATTAATGCATCTTTTGGAAGTTCTGATTTTTTATATTCTTGATCAGCAAGTTGCTTTACATTCATCGTTTTGATTTTTTGGAGGGGTGAAATTCAATTTTTCTTTTGCCATTGCAATACTAAAATCATCTGGATGATCTTTCAAAATCGATAATGTATCGATTATCTTACTGGCTTGATCTGGAGATACCAAATGTCCAGTTACGAATGAAATAGCCAATTGCATCTTTTCAACCGAAGTTAATTTTTCATTACTCATTTCTCTTGGCGTTTTTAATACTTATATCACTTACTATTATAGTTTCGATTTTTTTTACAAATCGTTGTTGTATCGATTGTCCAAATAAGCATTTGCCAATCCATTTACATTTAAGATATGACTGCAATTATGCCCCAGAATTACCGCCTCTCTCAAATGATCTTTTTCTAATGGAATAAATCGTTTATCAATATCCTCGATCAAACCTTTTAAAACACTTTCCATTTGATCCTCACTTATTGGTGCGGATGCCAATTTTTTGAATTTTGGTAATTCATCCAGTAAATACTTTTTCAGTTCTCGCATAGGAGTAATGTCTTTGAAACTACTATCTGGACAACAAGCCAACATATTTGGATTTTGTTCTTTCATTTGTGGCATTTCGTCTTCGTAAGCACCACAACCAGTACATCTTTTCATTTTAATTTACATTTGGATTTCGAGGATTAAACTTCTTTGTCGGCTTCATTTCTGCAATTATCTCTGCTTTTTTCATTTCCAGAATACCAATTAATTGCAATGGATTAAAACCATCAATTTGAGTTCTAATTTGCAAACCAAAACCAGTATGGTCTTGTTCGTCTTGAATTACCTCCAGTATAAATACTTTCTTTTTTGAATTATTCATTTGTCTGTTTTTTTTGTGATTAATACACAATCTCCATCCGTAATAGCCATTGCAATAAATCCAAGTCTGTCTGTGTAAGTTGTGTCTTTCTTAAAAGAATAATATTTGGCATAATCCTCTTTAATTGCTATGATTTTTAAAGTATCACGCTCAAAAGGATTTTTCCCATATTCATAAAATTGCCCTACTTTGATGGAATCAATCGTACTTTGAGAAACACATGATTGCAGAAACAACAAAATAATGATGCTAACTTTTTTCATTGGTTATTTATTTTCTGCGTTTAACAACTCTTGAATATGAGCATACATTTCCTCCACATTCTTTTTCAAGTTTGCTAAAGGAACTTTTTTGCCAGTTGCTTGTATCTCGGCAATATGTATGTCTTTTGCGTAACCATAAATGAAGCCTAAATAATCTTCTGGTGATCGTTTACCATTTGATTGATAATTTCGAGGTGCTTTGCCATAACCTCCAGTCGATTGTGGTTTTTCTGCGGTAGGAGATGATTTGGTAATTTTCATTCTATCACCAATAATATCGTACTCGATTGTATCTCCAACCTTATATTGATCCATTGATTTAAAAGGTGCTTTTCCTTTATCTCCATTTGCTATTTCAACAAGATGATAGTAATACATTGTTCCATCATCTGCTTTCCAGTTGCTTACATGATTTATGCTCTGAATTTTGCCTTTTGACATTTTTTAAAATTTTTACTTGTTAATATTTTTCTTGAAGAACTCATCTGCAACTTGGCGTTCAACATATTTTTCACCTCGCAAATGAGCAAAAATCGGTTCTGCTTGGATAAGTCTTCTGGCTCTGATCAATGATGCATAATTCATGTATTCATGATCAGCAAACTCTCGAAGCCATTTTAATGCAGTCATACCCTCCAGTTGTTTCTTTCCTTTTTCAAAATCACCAGAACCAACTTCATAAATGATATAATAAGCATAAAGCAAACTATCATCATCTCTGGTCTTTGGAAACTTGGTTAGAAGCCATAGGATTTTATCTTTTCCATATTGCATCTGGGTAAAAAGATTGTGCTGATAAATACCAAAATCAATCTCTTTCTTTTTTCTTGGTTTTTTCATTGTATGTGTAATTAAGAGATTTCAAAATCTTTCATAACCGCTTCGATGAAAGCAACACAATAATCATGATCAATTTTTTCTTTAAAAACCTTATCGGCTTTTTCGACATCCTCATTGAACCCTAAAGTTTGAGTAACCTCACAAATCTCTGTTTGAATTGTAACCTCAATAACTTCCTTTTCATCTTTTGAACTTCTTGAAACCAAAACATCATGTGTTTCGGTTTCAATTATTTTGCACCAGCCTTTCATATTAGCTTTCAATTATCATGATTAAATCATCCAATGTTTCATCGCAATTTATTCGTTCCCATACTTCACGAACAATTGTTGCCTTGTCGTTTTCGATGCTATTTTCATCCAAATAAATTACAAGGTCACGAAGTTTCTCAATTGGCTTTAATTTTTTTTCAGCCAAATCCTTTGCGGTTGCTTTTTTAACCTCGCCATTTTTTGATGACTTTTGAGCATTTGCAATGGCATTTTCAACTTTTTCTTCCCAATCTTCTACTGGATTATTTTCGATGATTTCAAGCATAGCATATCCAGAAATATACCCATCTCGGATCAACTGCTTATATTTCTCTGGTAGAGAATTTAATTTAATCAGATAATACACATGAGGAGTTGATTTTCCCATACGCTTCGCAATATCTTCTGGCTTATGTCCAAATTGCATTAATCTGGCAATACCCTCTGCTTGTTCCATTTCCGACAATGGCTTTTGACCAACACCAGTAATAAGCATTGAAAAAACTTCATCGTCTTCCTTGCCTTGATACGGCAACACTTCTACAAAATCGATTTCGTGACCATACTCAATTGCAAGATGAATTGCCATAATTCTTCGGTGTCCATCGATAACCTCCCATTGATCATCTGATCCACGAACCTTTTTTGCTTTAATTGGTATTTGAAGACCACTTTCCACAATTGAAGTCATTAATGTTTCAATGTCACCCATATCCGTTCTAACATTAAAGTTTTCTCGGATAATAATGTTTCGAGGATCAACCAATTGGTAATCTCTGCGTTTTGATTTTTGGATTTTTGTTTCCATCTCTATTTATTTGTTTTGATTGTTTACTTGGTATTATATGCCTATTATTCCATTGAGGTTGAAATATCATCATAGGCACTTTGAAGATTGTCTATTGCATCATCCAATGATGATGTTGATGCTTCCATATTGCAATATCTTTCGCTATTCTGGAGGTTTTCTGGAGTATTATCAAGTTTTTCTTGCTCATCATCTCTGATGTTTTCCAGTTCGGATTTCAACTCATCTATTTTCTCCATAATGGTTTCGAGTTGCTTTCTTTGATACTTATTCATGTGATTTATTATTTGGTATTTAATGACTATTAAATATTTCTTTCTGATATTTCACTCCAGAAGTAAAATCCCTCTGGAGTTGTATTCCACATAAATGCAGATAGTATAAATTCTCTCATTGAAATAAATGATCGATTTAAATATTGATCTTTGGTACAACCACCTTTTCTTGGAATAAAATTGTCATCAAATAGCTTTGCTTCTTCTGGTGACAATGTGTTGTAATAAAACAATCCTTTTCTCATTATTCTGCGTATGATGTGTCAAATCCGTTTTTCTGCAAAAACTCAATAGCAAATTCTGATAAGGAAAAAACTCCGTCATAGTCACAAATTACTTTTGTACCATCTTCACACCAGATACCTATGTTTTCACATTTATCCAGAGTTGGTATCTCCCATTCAATAAAATAATAATTTGGATCATTTTCAAAAGCATACAAAGTCATGATGCTTTTTCTTACTCCTAAAGATTTGCTAACTGGTGACATACTTGTTTCCGAAACTAATTCGCAAGTAAAAGTCATTTGGTCAATTTTGTTCATTTGGCGTTTTTTAAACATTTATGGAACAAAGTTACCATTTAGTTTTAATTACGCAAGAAAATTATTTTTGAGTTTTCAACAATGATATGTTAGTTTTCAACATTAGAAATTTCGGATACGACCTTTTGTTTCTATCTGATAATCATTGACTTTGGTAATTCTATTGACTTTTACATCTAAATTCAATGATTTAAAATAGTCAAGTATTTCATTTTTCTTAGACTTAGAAACACTTATTGCATCAATGTTGAAATCTATATAATCATCACCAGCTATTTGCAATGCACCAGATATTATTCGGTACAATTCCTTTCGGACATTTTTATAACATTGGCGTTCTATTGTATTATCGCAGTTAATGATAAATGTTTCATCTAAAAGATTATATTCTCTCCAGTTGGTTCTGGATAGGAAAGAAAAACATAAACGCTTAACCGCTTTATATTCATTACGATCAATATACTTTGAGTAAAAACTATCAGAAACATATCCCAACCTATGTCCTATTTGCCAGTATGCAGATGACAAATCAATGTTCCAATAATATGAGAAGTTTCTGATTTTCTGAAATTCTTTTTTGTTTTTTCCTTTTGACATTCCAGCAAAATCAACTTGTAGGTTGATTAATTCTGGATGTTTCTGAAATTGGGCATACAACCCTCTCTTGAATGATCCAAGAAAGGATTTAAATTGACGATCAGAAATATCACCAATATCCAGAGTATCACCTCCAGATAACGAAGTACAAACTTCCCTACCAAATACAATCAAAGTTTTTCTTGATCCTCTGAAATGTTCTGAAAACGGATTTTTGTTCGCTATCTGGAGAGCGAGTAATCTCTGGTAATCAAATTCACTTACTTGTTTCGTTGCCACGATATTCAATTAAGTTTTGGATTAATTCTTCAAATGAATAATCAAGAACAATCATTTCTTCTGCAAATGCTGATGCATAAATAATACATCCATCCATCATATTGTTCAATTCCGCCTCTTTCTCACCTACTCCAAAATCAAGCAATCTTTCTGGAAATATTTTTTCAATCGATTGGATTGTTTCCATGTCAATTAAAAATTCAGAGAAATCATATTCACCTCTTTCAACATTTGTAGGTCTGTATAAACATTCCGAAACAAAATATCTTTTTGGAAGAATTATCTCTCTTTCTGGAAGCGGAATTACATCTACTGGTTCGGATGGATCAGCAAATGGGTTTGGATCATTTCCATCATATTTAACATCTATTTCTTGTTCAAATGTTTCCATACTTTTACTCTCCTCAACTGGAGGAACTGGAGAGGATTTTGTCATTTCCGATTTGATTTCTTCATCAATCGGATTTACTGGTTTACCTTGTTGCTTTGCCATAACCTATTTATTTTCTTCGTTATCGTTTTTGCTCAATCCAGCTAAATCTTCTGGAGTTGTATTATCCACTTCTGGTGCTTTTACATCCCACTCAAATTCTGTTTCTGTATTTGATGGATCAGCAGATACTTGTTTTTCTTCTGGGGTTGGTTCTGGTTCTTCAACAACACCATTCAAACCATTTACAATTTGATTAATTGTTTTTTGAAGCAAAACAAATTGATCTGGGTAAAAACATAAATGGATTTGACCTTGTTTCATCACAAGATATTTACCCTCCAGAATAGAAACATTAATTGGCGAGGTTTCGATACTCTCGATACTCACTTCGTTAAACTGCTTTAACATTGCTATTGGATCAACTGCTGGAATGTCTTGTGCTAACATTTTTTCTTGACTTTCTCCAATCGGCTTATGATCCCTTTCAAAATCATTTGGATTGCATGGATAGTAAGTAAGGCGAGGTGTCTGAACTACATAATCACCTATATTAACCATCAACTGACCATTTGCCATACGCAAATACAATTGATCTCCATAAATCATGTATATCCCATTAGCAGATTGATAATCCATCTTTGTTGGATCATCTCCAAAAAATCTGATGATCTCATCTTTGTTTTGACCATTCCATTGAATTGCGTTTACTTGAACGCCATTGTTTAAATACTTCATATTTGTTGATTTAAAAATTGATTTTTGATAGATTAATATTCAACTTTTTTAGGGTTTACTAACTTCCTTGAAATAACTTCCTCATTTTCATTAATTTCTGAAATGATAGTTGCATTTGGAACAAAAGTGACTGCATCCGAAATAGCATACGATCCATCTGGATTTCTTTGTTGCGTTGTAACTTGAACAACACAACCAATATTTTCAATTTCCATTGCTTTTGTTGACTTCATCCAACCCTCTGCTTCACTTGATGCTTTTGAAATTAGTTGGAACAAATCACCATCACCCCAGAATTTGATGTCTTTAACATTCTTTTTTGCACCATTTGATGTTGTGTTATGAAGTGATTTAATTGGAGGAACTTGGATTTCTTTTGGTTCTGAAAAATCATCGTAAGTCATTTCAAAAATATCTGGCTTACATGGATAAAATTCACCCTTTATACCTTTAATGATAAAATCTCCTTTTGATGCGACATGAATACCCTCCAATGTATTAATCTTTAGTGTTGTTCCATTGTAGTAACATTTATCACTAAATCTCAATACTTCTTCAATGTTTTCTCCATTCCATTGGATTGCATCAATGACAACTGGTTTTTTAACATACTTTTTACTCATACTTATTTATTTATTATTGGTTACTAAAACAATTTAATGGGTAATATTCCGTATTTCTTACTACCATTAGTTCCTTTCAAATATTTTTTCAATGCATTTTTTTTATTGATTGCCGATACATAAAAAAAACCTTTTCTAAATAATATTTCTTTGTTTGGCGTATTGACTTTTTTATAGTTATGCACAAATTCAATTGTATCCTTTTTTATTTCCATAGCCAAATTTATCTCTAAATTTTCTGGATTTATTTCCCAAATATGATGACCATTATACGGATTAATACTACCCATATACTCCCTCTCTATTTGTTGCTTTTTCTGAACAGAGATTTCTGTTTTTGGATTTGGATTGAATTGTTTAATATCAAACTCTTTCATTTGCTTAAATTTCAGTTTGTAAAGAATATCCTAAATCCAGCAATCTTTTGATGTATGGATCATTTAAGGCTGGAACAAAATTGTAATGCTTAACATAAATGGTTCTTTTCTGAACGACCAGACGAACATCTAATCTGTGTTTTTTAACCATTCGATGAAGATAGTATCTCGATTTTGAGATACTTGTTTTGGAGTTAGAACTCATACTTATTCATTTAAAATTTTAAAAAATCAAACTATGCTAATGATCCATGCTTTAATTCAAATTGTTTTTTAGAGATTAATCCCATTTCCATTGCTTGAAGATCAGCCAAATAATCCATAACCTCCAATTTCTTTTCCCTCTCTTTTAATTCATTAGAAATAACTTCTTTTTTTTCTTTTCGGATCAATGAGAGATTTTCTAATCTAATTTTTTTTAAAGCTGGAGTAACTGATAATGATGTCATATTATCTTGCACCCATAACCCATTGAATTTTGAGGGTTCAACATTAATAAATCCAAATGCTTCGGTTAATCTTCCCATTTTTTATGCTTTAAATCTTCCTCTTTTTGTCCATTTATCTAAAAATGCTTTTTTCTGTTGTTCTGGCGTACCAGCACCAAATATTCCGAGTTTAATTGCTTCTATATCTTGATTGAACTCAACATTTTCCGCTTCCTTGCTTCTAACTCTAATTTCTTCTGGTGACATTCCCCCAGTTGGTTCTGGTGCTTTCTTTGTTGATTTAGGTTTCGTTGGTGCTGGTTCGGAGGCATACTTTTGATCTGGATTAAAAGCATCCATTATTCTTGATGCTTCTGGATCAAAACCATCTGATCCTAATTTATTTCCATCCGCATCAACAAGAATTATTTTACTAACCCAATGTTTGTTTTTGTTATCAAATTTTGCTGGAGTACAAGGTATTCTAAAATCTCCACCACTATCATCTTTAAATTGCCCAGATTGGCGTTGCTTATCCAAATAAGCTATTAAATTTTGAAAATTATTGACATAAAATGCTTCGGCAGATGGTTCAAGTTTTGTTCCACCTCGAATAATTAAACCCTCTGAACCAGCAAGTTCTGATATAAAAAATACATCATTTGGTATTTCAGTTTCAATTAATCCAAGTAAATCTGCCAAATCATAATAATATCTTTCATTTGGATCAGTAAATTCTGGAGGTAATGTGTATGATGGTTCTTCTTTTGATGGTTTTTGAAAACCTCTCTGGGAAGATAATAATGATTTTGGAGTTGCAGAAAGAATATCTCTCTTTCTAATCCCTTTTAATGGCGTTTCTTTAAAATTAGGATAAAGACTACTGGCAATCTTCCGAACCTCTCTTAAATCATAAGTTTCACCCTTTTTTTTATGATCCTTAACTAAGGTGCTAACTATTCGATTGTACTTTTTTAAGCCAGATACCCTCTTTTGTTGTTTTCTGATGCTTCCCATTGCCCCAGTAATGTTTAAAATGGATTAAAAACGCCAATGATTAACCATAAACAAGAGTTTACTGGGAACAATGGGAATTGGGTTGCATCAAATATGTCTTTGAGCAATTTTTGACTTCTAAATAATTTTTTTTCGATTTTCTTCATCTCTTAATCATTGGCGTGAGAGCAAAAATAACAAAATTTTCAGAAAAAAAATAAAAAATAATAAAAAATAATAATAAGAAATTCTTTTTTTTTGTTATAGAGGGTATGATCTATATTGAAAGAGAAAGATCGGGGGGGAGGAGGTCTTCTTCTCTTTC